TTGTTTATCTGTATATATTACTTATCCATACCTAGGAACATAGTAATTATACTATATGACAATACTATATAAGATACATGTATCTTATTCACAGTTATAATATACAACTAATAATACCTAGTTTTACAAAAAGAATCCCAGTAGGAATAATTCCTACTGGGTTATTTGTATTAAAGATAGTTTGAAATGTTTATAATAAGATATTCCTACTGGGTTATTTGTATTAAAGATAGTTTGAAATGTTTATAATAAGATCTTTTACATAGTTATTAGTCTTAGCAGCTTTGCTCCAAAAACCACCATCTATGAATACTTTCTTTTCCATACATTTTCTAAGAGCTTCATCAAAGTCCTGAATTGTTTCTTCACTCTTAGTATTATTACAGATTGTAGCAGCATTAATAAGAACTGTATCAAGATACTTCATTGTAGAAGCAGCCTTATCCCAATATGTTCTAGTTGTTACTACACCTATTTCAACCAATCTATCTAAAGCTTCATTATATGTCATAACAGTAATACCTCCTTTAGACACGCTTAGCAATAGCAATTACTAAGTCTACAAGATATTTATTTGTTGTACAAGCATCTGACCAATAATCTTCAGAGGTAATAACTTTCTTCTCAACAAGCTTAGCCAATGCTGCATTAATATCCTTAATGGTATTAATCTCTGAATCATATACAGCATTTGCAGCATTAATCATAAATGGACTAATATACTTAATAGTCTTTTCTGCATTATACCAGAACTGTGGAGAATTAATTACTTTAGCTGTTTGAAGAATCTTAATTGCACCATCATATGTAGTTACTTTAGTTGTAGCCAACTTAGCTGGTGTTTTCTTAGATTCAGTAACAGTAGATGTTGTAGTTGTCGTGGTTGTTGTAGTAGTACCACTCATAGCAGCTTTAACCTGATTCTTGAATGTAGCAAAATCAGCATTAGCATTACTATTAGGACCATTTGGTGCCCACCATCTTGGGCAGCACTTCTTTGTTACATCATAATGTCTTATAATACCTGTAACAGGATTAATGCTTCTACGTTTACAGATATCAGCACATAATGCAATAAGTGATGCTAAAGTCTTACTATTGAATTTACCTGTTGCATCAGGATGACAACATTCAATACTTATAGTATAGCTATTAGCACTATTTGTACAATATGAAATTTCAGTTTCCGGTATCAATCTTAATATCTCACCATCAAGACCGATAATGTAATGTGAGCTAGCATATACTTTACCAGAAGCAAAATAATTTCTATTACCCATAGCAGATGAACCCGCATTGCCAACATAATGTACAGCAATCTTTGTAGGATTAATCTTAGTACCTGGTCTAGAATACTTATTTACTGGTAAATATGCATCAGTAATATTTAAAGCCATAAAGATCAACTCCTTTTAATTTAGGCTATTACTATTATGTTATTATACAAAAAATAATGGCTAGGTAGTTACACCTAGCCATATAATTAATACTCTCCTTGAGAAAGTATTATACATTTGTTTATTGTATTATCGCCTTTGGTTTGAACCATCTTTGTACCAGAAGATATTGTACTTCCCAGAGGAATATCAGATACATTAATATCTACAAATCCTTCATTAGTATAAACTCTGATTACTTCATTTGATGATACACCATAGATTGTATGAATCTTATCAGTCTTACCAAGTCTGGCTACATTATTACCAGCTCTTCTCTTACCAGTATTAGGTAATGCAGTAGGACTAAATCTATTAATCTTACCATTATTTGTGATTACTACAATATCAGTTGTATTAGGAGTTATAACAGATATACCATCTATATAATTTGTCTTCATACAACTAGCACCCTTAGTATTTCTCTTCAAATGACTTATATCATTTACTGGGAATCTGACTGCCTTGGTATCCGAATATACTATGATATCTGAAGTATTATTCATGATTCTAACATCCTGAACATAATCTCCATTATCAAGCTTCATATATACAGAACCAGATACAGTTACAGACAAGAAATCTTCTAAATCCATCTTCTTTATATTTCCAAGTTTACTTACTGTTACTAAGAAATGTTTATCAAGAAGTTTAGAATATTCCTTAATTGTTTCTTCACTAATAACACAGCATACATCTGCTGTAATCTTTGATATAATTCTAAGGTCTAAACCACTAGAATTCTTATCAGTGAATGTAAGCTTATGAACAGGGATTTTATACATCTTACCTGTATTATCAAATACAATAATATTATCTGTATTAGATGCTTTAATAACACATTTAGTTGCATCACCCTTATATACCGTTATAGGATCATCTAACAGAATCTTCTTAATGAAGTTATTCTGTGTAATAACAATCTTAAATTCACCCTGAGGAATATCTGCTGCTGCAGACTCAGATATAACTTTACATCTTCTTGGATTACCATACTTTGCTTTGTAATCTAATAATTCTTCAATTATATCAGTAGATATCAAATCTGGATTATTGATTCTTGCCATATAATAATCTATCTGAGATGTAAGCTTTTTAGATTCTTCATCATATCTTAAAAGATATCCTCTAGATAACCTCTTCAATGGTGAGTTTATAATAAACTTAGCTTGAAGGTCTGTTATCTTCAAAAGCTTTATAAGCTTCTCAATAGTTTCATTATCAGAATCTACTGTTCCTTTTTGTTTCTTAATTATATCAATAACTTTATCTATCTCTCCAGACTTCAATACTGCTATGAATGGTTCTATTTCATGAAGTCTTGTCTGAAGTGACTTAAGTCTATTACAATATAATCTAAACTTTGTTTCATGTCTGAAATCTATAAATGCTTGAAGATATGACTTATAAGACATTCTCAGAGGAGTCATACCATCAAGAACCTCAAAGTTAATTCTACAATTCTGTTCCATATCAGTGTTCTTATATATTACATCACGAACAAAATATGGGTCAGAACCTTTCTTTAAGACATAGATGTATTTCAAATCTCTTGAACCTAATTGGGTTTCATCAACTATATCTCTAATCTGAATAAGTTTATTATCCTTAATCAAATCTTCAACTTTCTTTCTTATACCCTTTAAGAAAGTTATATCTGGTATAGACTTTATAGTCAAAGATGGATATCCATTATAAGTTCCAACTTCTATTACACCTCTAACTTTGTATGTTCCGAAGCCTTTATTTGATATTGCTTTGAAATTAGTCTTAACTATTTCACATCCAAAACAATGGTCTGGAATCAATACAACTTGAGATGTTGGATCTTTTATAAGATTTATAGTTGCATCTATAACTTCATTCATATTATGCCTAGGAATCTCTACCTTAACACCAACACCAATACCAAAACTACCATTTATAAGAAGTATTGGTACAGCTGCTGGAAGAAATTCAGGTTCCATATCTTTAGTATCATATGTCGGAATCCAGTCTACTACATTCTTTGTTTCCTGAAGTTCTGATATTGCACAGTCAATACCAAATTTAGATAATCTTACTTCAGTGTATCTTGGTGCAGCACATGGGTCGCCATCTATATTACCCCAGTTACCCTGAGGGTCTATTAATGGTTTATTTATTTCAAACCAATTTGCCATTGGTTTTATGGCACCATATATACCAGCATCACCATGTGGATGATATTTCTTCATTACTGTACCAACCACAGCTGATGACTTTACTTGAGTTGATCTAGATGTTGCTTTTTCATCATTATATAATGCAAATAGTATTTTTCTTTGTACTGGCTTCAATCCATCTCTATAATCCGGTAATACTCTATGTAGAGTTACATACGCTGCATAAAGTTCTTCGTCTTTTCTGGATTGCTTCGCAGTATTTACATCAATTATTTTTTCCATAATTGCAGTTCTCCTTTCGTTTACTTGACTGTTATCTAGTTTATAATATATAACCAGACAACAAAATACCAGAAGACCATAAGATCTTCTGGTAAAATAAAGGAAGTGTAAAATTGAAATTACTTCACATAATCAATCGCAAGAATTGTTGAAAAGTGTGTTACATCATTAGCGGCTTCTTCATCGCCTTCTGTAAGTGTCTTTTCACCAAAATCAAATTCAACTGTAACAGCATTAGGACCAGCTGGACCGATAGCAGTTACATTTGAAATATAATTAACCTTTACAGGCTTCTTACCACTTGGACTATCCTCTGTAGAACCAACGATATCCTGTTTACTTTCGCCAACGATAGCTGCGAAAAGAATAGAAGCATCTACTGTTGCTACTGAAGATGTGCCGTCTTCATAAGTAGTTGCAAGGAATGGTGCACTCTTAAGAATTGTTGTCATTTTAGTTTCCTCCTTAATTATTCTGTAATTATATTAAAGTATGTAATCTGTGGATCTCTCTTAGGGCTCTTATTAACACCAACGGAGATTCTAACAGACTTACCACTTGTTTCAAGGTTTCTAATATCTTCTACAAACTTACCATAGATAAGTACATCAAATGTACCTTCACTTTCATCACATGAAAGTATTTTACCAATTGAAACTCTACCCTTACCATCTGCTGAAAGAAGTTTTCTTTCAATCTGTACAGGGATTGTAAAATTTGTGAAAACAGTTGGATTTGCTGTTATAATATCAAACAACTCATCTAAATTTTCCTGTGTTTCACTAAGAGTTAATACTGCCACCTCTGATGGTGGAAACTTAGTTGTATCATTGTTTTTTTGGTTGAAATTTTTTCTCATCTTAAATTTCTCCTTTATAAATGTATTATAGGATAATACTGCCTCCCATTTAATATTATGTTTATGTGGTAATAAAAAATAAACCGTTATGGGTAGGATAATATCCTACCCATGATAATATTTAGTTACTCATAATATCAGATTTATCTATAAGTTTTAATCCTTTAAGAAGAACCGACTTATCAGATTCAATTGATCTAATATCCTGAATCTCTGCTTCAATATCTTTAACGGTGTATCTTATAAGAGTTCTATTATCTCTTGATAATGTAGAATCCCTTAACTGATCTGGATTCATTTCACCAAGACCTTTATATCTAGTTAATCTAGCTGGTCTCGACTTGTTGAACTCGGACATTAATCCATATAATGAAGTTTTAACACCATTCATCATAAAGTATTGTTCTGATTCTTGTATATAATGCATAATACTCTGACAAGGTTTCAAAAGCATATCATTAATAAATACTGTTTGGATTTCTTCATTAAGAAGACCCTTTACAGTTATAATACCTTTCTCATTATATGCATCTAAGAATCTATAATTAGACTTAATAAGTTTTCTAAACTTATCAAACTTAAGGTCTAAATTATTTAATATAAGCTCAAGTAAAAATGGATTAATGGCAAATGTATTACATATCTTATCAAATTCATATACAAAGTTTACATTCTTATACAAGATTGTAGTTATTTCTGAATTTGTAAGAACTTTGCCATTCATATGAGCTATAGTATATTTGTTTGAGAAATCCTTCTGTACATACTTTACGAAGTCAATCTCATTTACAAAATACTTCATCTTTCCTTTAATCTCTACACCATACAACGGAGGAACACTGGCATATAATCTGCCATCCTCAATTATAGGTCTAAGATATAATAAGAAGAATTTTAATAACAATGATCTAATGTGAGCACCATCAGGATCGGCATCTGTATCTATAATAATCTTCTCCCATGGAACTTTCTTAAGATCAAAATTCTTTCCATATCCGCCGCCAAATATATTTATCATAGCAGATATTTCTTCATTAGCTAAGAACTTAGCTTTTGTAGTTGAGAATGCATTAGGAATTTTACCTCTGATAGGGAATACACCTTGAGTATTCTTATCTCTACCATCAGTTGCTGAACCTTTAGCAGAATCGCCCTCAACTATATGAATCTCTTGTTTCTTCTTGTTTGGTTTAACATATTTCTCTGGCATACCTGTAATAACATTCTGAGAGATTTTATTATTTAGCTTAACTCTTTCTTTAGTTTCACTGATTCTTATATTAATTACATCTCTAAAGTATTTACAGAGTTTTTGTAAGTCATTTGGATATTGTTTGAACCATAAGTCCAAATCAGATAATACCAATGCCTCAACAAATTTCTCCATTTCTGGGTTGCCTAAAATATCCTTAGCTTGTCCAGTAAAGTTTGGCTCAAGATGCTGAGCAGAAATTACTCCCTTAAAGCCAACTTTGATATCATTTACTGTACAAACAAGATTATTTCTTGATCCCTTAAGGAATATATTATTCATATAATTCCTAAAGTACTTACATACAGAATTCAATAATCCTGTCATATGAGTACCATTAACTGTTGGACAGAAATTAGCAAAGCCTAAGATTGTACAATCTGTATTATTCTCATTACAATCAAAAGTAAATACTATTTCTGAAGTCATAATTCCAGTATATCTGCTCAACTTAATTGGCTGAATTACTGGAGATTTTGTTATATCATAAAGATATCCTGTTATACCATCTTCATTTACAATATCTTCATGAAGTTTCTTACCCTTCTTATTAATTGCATTGAATCCACATTTAGATCCTAATGGGGTAAGTCTTATAATAGAATCTATAAGATGATATACTTCTTCATATGTGACATCTATATTACCCATTATCTCATAAGATGGAACAAATGTGATAATGGTTCCTTGTTTGTCATTCTTATTAGGAATTACTTCCTCTCCCTTTTTGTTAGGAATACCATCAACAAATCTAAGTCTTCTAGCTTCTCCTAATATATAGGACTCTACTGTAAACTCTGATGATAATGCATTAGTTACCTTAGCACCAACACCATGTCTACCTGAAGAGAATTCTCCTTCTTTCTTTACATAGTTTGATGATGTATGCTGACTAGCAAATACATCTATCATTCTACCAAATGGAATACCTCGTCCATTATCTTCTATAATTACCATATTTGTTCTTTCATCAAAAGATACAACTATGTAATCACAAGGCGATTCATGTTTTACTAATTCATCAATTGAATTTTGGAAAACTTCTCGTATCATATTTAAAAATCCAGGATTACCGGTTCTACCAATATACATGCCCGGAACTTTTCTTACGGCTTCAACAAAACTACTCAGAGTGGTAATTTCTTTTGAATAGTTTTGTATATTTTTCTTCATTATGCTGTCTTTCATTTTTAAACCACCTTTCGTAATACTTAGTAGTTATATGCTAAGTAAACAAAAAAGTTTTGCAAGTTGCATTCAAAAAATATCAGGTATGGGTAAAACCATACCTGATATTATCAGATTATTAGATTCCAGTGAACTGCTTATTTTGTTCCAATCCACTATTACTCTTATTATTAGAATTATTATTCTGAGTATTTGCAGAACTATTATCCAATGGATTTTCTGCAAAACCAACTGGCATTGCCTGCTGCTGTTGAGCATTTGGCTGTTGACCCTGGAATCCCTGTGGCTGCTGATAACCACCATTATTAAACTGAGCCTGCTGCCAGCCCTGAGGCTGATTCTGGAATCCCTGCTGATTCCATCCCTGTGGCTGCTGACCCCAAGCCTGCTGAGGATAGCTACCTGTATTCTGTGGCTGACCCCAAGCTTGCTGCTGAGGATAACCCTGCTGCTGTGGATAACCGCCATTCATATATGCTAGTGCATTAGAATATACACTATTTGGATTATAACCATTATACTGTGGCTGCTGATAATTCATACCAAAACCCCATGCTGGAGTACTGCCATAGTTATTTACTGCATTATTTAATTGTGTGAATGCATTTCCAGAATAGTTTGTAGAGAATGAGTTATATCCACCCTTAATCTTATCTGTTTCATGCTTTACAAGTGCGAATGCATCTGTAAATTTATTAACAATCGGTATCATAATTGACATATCTGATGATGCCTGATCACCAAATGAATGTGATATCTGATTGCATGATTTGAACCACTGAGCACAATCTGTAACTACATCAACAGCATTGTCAAGTTCTTCTTGTGTATATCTTCCAATGTCATTGAAATATTCATTACAGATAGGGCAATACCATACACTATTATCTGCCGCATCACGCATCAAAGCTAACTGATGAGTATTAGGATCAACATGTGTACAATATGCCTTTGCAATTTCTTCATCTGTCAAATTAAAATCAATCTTATTAGATTTTGATCTTAACAGCTTAATCTGATCGGCTGTCAATGGATTATTCATTTTTGGAGCCTGTGTTCCAGGTCCACCATATACCATCTGATTAGCCCATGGATTTGGTCCATATCCTTGATTTTGATTAAAATTGTTGTTAAACATCATTTTGAGTTCCTCCTTAGATTAATATTAAGTAATATAGTTTACATACCATTTCTGGTATTCAAACAAATAATATATATTTCAAAGTTATTTTTATATTAAAATATTATTTGTTCTCTGATGCTTTTATTCTATCTCTATTAAGTTTGTCTCCAAAGAAATCAGTAGCTGCAATCAAATTATTTTTGATTGCAATCTTTTCTTCATCTGACAATGAAACTATGTTGCTAGAAACAGAATCTGCTACTTCCTCTAATACTTCAGGTGTAATTCTTACATGAATCCATTCAATCAATTCATACTGAACTACTGAAACTATCAAAGGTAACTTAGCCATTGTTTGCGGATCATGATTAGTCTTAAAAAGGATGACTAATTCATTATCATCATCCCATTTAACTATATCATTCTTTTCCCATGCGAAATATGTGTTATTAAATTGGATAAGCAGTGGAATTTGACGATCTCCACATCCTAATGCTTCTCTTACTTTAATTACATTTTCCTTGGTCATCGTAATAACCTCCCTTTTTTATTGTGGTTACTATGATGTTTGTTAATTTATATATTTATATAAATTCAAGTTAATCAACTCATTTGAAAGTGTATACAATACGCTAGTATTACACTGAATATTAGCCATCAATATATACTTTTCTATTATAGCAAATGCATTAAATGATGAAATAGCCTCATTCAATTCATTTATAACTAATTCATTATATCTAGTAAGTATTTCATAATCAATGTTATTTTCTTGATAAGCATTCATTAATTTCATACAATTAGATATATCCTCTATATCATAAACTCTAGAGGAGTATTGATCAATAGCCATTCTTAATTTTATTGAGTTAGCTATCAATTCATACTTTCTTTTCTTAGCAGTTGCTACTTTCAAAGCAACACCAGGAAATAATTGATTCTCTCTAAAATAATTACTTATATCCTGATCTATATTATTCTTTTTGCCTTTCTTAGCAAGTTCTTTAAAAAGCCTCATAGCCCTTCTCTCAAGTTCTTCTATTTCGAAGTTTCTTGAATCTGTAGGTTTTTTATAGCATTTTCTTTGCTGTTGTTTTTGAGGTTGTTGATTCCTTTGTTTCAAGTTTAATCATCCTTTCTTGTTTCTTGTACATTAGTGACTCAACATCATCTCCTGTTGAATCTTACTATTTTGTTTCACCAGATTTGAAAAGTTATTTTTTCTTTCAATATAATCTTCTTCATCCGGTTCATAGTATTCTTCATTTTCATCCTCGTCATCTACTTCAATATCATCATATTCTTCATCGAGGTATTCATCGATATCAAAAGTATTATAAGGATTAAGACTATGACAATGCTGCATAAATACATACGCAGTTATCATCTCTTCAAGTGTAGCTTTCTGAGCTATTACATAACTCTTTGTAAGAATAATCTTGTCTCTATTCCCAAATAATAAAAGATATGCTTCACTTCTTCCAACTACAAACTTACATCTGAGTCCATCAAACTCATCGTCATCATATTCACCTACTGGTTTAAATCTTAAGATCACCAGATAATCTCTAGTTTCAGGTGAATCTTCTTCCAAAGGTAAAATAGGGTTAATTAATTCTGACATAGGTCAGTCCTCCTTTAAAATATTATTTTATATTCCTTTATATAATATACATCTATATCACTTTTTATAGTAATAAGACTTTATAGGTGGTCTCTTCTTCACATAGATAAGCGAATTAGTTGCTCTTGAAACTCCTACATAATTAAGTTTATTGCTTATATCTCCCATATATTCTTCAAGATATATTACATTAGCAAACTGAGATCCTTGGGAGAGATGAGCTGTTATAGTATATGCAGGTTCAAATAATTCTCCCATACTATATTTATCAATCTTTATCTTTCTTCTATCTTCCTCATTACCAGAATAATACTTGTAATTAGCTTGTATATCACTAAATGTTATAGAATTATCCTGTATAGGAGATACACTCATATTGAATGTCATTCCTTTTTCATCAAAGTCAGTTACATTTATAGTAGATAATGATTGTACTATCAAACCATTAGCAAGATTAAGATATCCTTCAGACAATCTCCAATTATTCTTTCTACATATCAATCTATCTCCATAGACCGGTAATGTAGACTTTATACCAAGAATATCTTGCCTGATTCTCTTATTCATTTCATATTTAGTTTTATTCTTGCCACATATTATGATATCTGCACATTTGATCATATCATCAGTCAGATCTTCTTCATATATAACAAGAACATCACCATAGTATCCTATATTTATAGGAAGTCCCATTTTACAACGTTGAGAAAGCTGAACAATATAAGATTGTTCAGCCTGACGCATAACCTTAGTGAGTCTTTTAACTTTCCTAGAATCATATAAGTATGCTGGTCTATCTGCTACCGGAGGTAACTGATCTATATCTCCAGTAACCAATATAGGTATATTGAATTTTTCTATATACTGCTTTAAAGACATAGGAACACATGATCCTTCATCTATTATAATAAGCTTTATTCCTGGAAGTTCATCCTTAGGAACAAATTTAGAAGTATATACAGGAGTACCATAATAGCTATGATATACCTGTTTACCTGATTTATCTATCATAGGAGTTTCTATGATATCAAATATCCATGAATGAATGGTCTTAGCATTAAGAAGACCATTGTTTCTCATGTTTATAACCGCCGCTCCAATATATGACATAGGAGCTATTTCATCTTCTAATAAATTTAATTGAGATAAGATCTCTCTTAAAATAGTTGTCTTTCCAGTACCAGGTCCTCCTGAGTATTCAAATACTCCACCTACACCAGAATTAAACCATTTGACAGCAGATTGAATTACATCAATCTGCTCTTCATTTAGTACAATACTCATATTTATTCTCCTTCATATTGATGGAATGTTTTATGATCTTGATTTATTATAGATGCAAGTTCAGCATAGCATAATGCATCATTATAATAAGATTCAGTCCTTATTATATCCTCAATATTATCCTTTATATATACTAATTCAAAGTATCTTGGTCTAAATCCGTCTCCGGCCTCAAATATAGGATAATATGTCTTTACATATATACCATAATCTTCTGAAGCATTGCTAAGATAATAAGCAAATAGTTTTGATATTAGATTCATATTTCTTAATGGATTAAACTGTATCTCATCTCTTGATACAGCCCTTTTCAGAGTAGCACATTTGATAGGTTTATTATCTATCATTAAAATGCTGTCGTTGTTTACGTCTGCTAAATACATTAGTAGATCCATCGTAAATCCAAAATCTTCCATCACAATGGTAGCAAATTCCTGCTCCTTTTGTGACATTTCATTACTGTTGTACATTTTCCGTTTATTCATAAAGAATTCCTCCTTAAAGTATTACGTATTTGTTCTTTATGATATAAAAGTTAAAATTATTGACATTTATATAATAAGGAGTGATAATATATGGCTAATAATATTGATACTAGATATACCGAGATAGCAGAATTAGTTAATATAACTAACAAATATTATCCTGGTATACAACAATTTAGACTTAATTCTCTCGTCACAGGAGAATTGAATGAAACTCAAACTAATAACAAAAGAAATATACAAAACAAAGATTCCAATGCTTTAGGAATAAGTACTACTACACAAGCTAATGTAGTAGAAATTAAATTACCAAAAGAGCATACTATAACTTATCAGAAAAAGTTTATACCGGCTGGTACTAAATTCTTAGTATGCTTTATTGGTGGTGATATATCTAGCCCAAAAATTATAGGAAGGATTGATGATTAATGGCTCAGTTAAGTACCTCATATTCATTACAACAGTTTATTGATTCTGGTAGTAAAGTAAGTATAACTTATGGAAAGTTTTCTACTACAGAAACTGTTGGAGATATAAAGTTTCCATCTTATCATGTTGTAGATGATTACTTGGATGAAATTAAAAGCTATGCAGTTGATGTAGAATTGACTAAAGACGAATACTTTAAATATAAGTATAGACCAAAGATACTAGCATATGATGTATATGGTAGTACAGAATTAGACTTTATTATACTAGCATTAAATGGATTGGCTGATATGAAAGATTTTGATCTTAGAACAGTTAAACTTCTTAAGAAAACATATATGACTAATATCATATCAAGTATATATAATTCTGAAGTTGGATTTATCCAATCCAACCAAAATTAAAGATAACAATATAGTAAAAAGAGACACTAAATGGTTATGGTCTTTTTTCATTTTCTTTAAACTCCAAAAATTTTGTTTGCATAGCAAAATTTAGCCCTAGGATTGTTATAATCCTAGGGCACTCCTTTGTTTAATAGCGTCCTCTATAGCATATAACTATAGACCTATCTGATAAATCACTAAGTAAATCTGGATCTATTGATATCTTAATCTGCATTGCTGTAAGTAAATACATATTTATAGTTAGTGCGCTTGATCCGCCAATATTGTTTTCAGAATCTTGTTCAAATGAAAGTTCTGGATAAATAGTACTATATACTTTTGCAGTATTAGTTGATCCCAATATAGTAACAGAACTAGGATAATATGAAGATATGCTACATTTTTTTAAGATATTTTTTGTATCTTCATATAATGTAGGATTATCATCATTTTGAAGTTCGTATGCTGTTGTTACACAATCATCATAATCAACACTTATTTCTTTATAATTTCTATATGAATCTATAGAATTCCAAGTATCAACATAATATTCTCCAGATTCATTAAAATCTGACATCTTTATTATTTTATATTTTTCTTCTATATCATGGTTCTGTGGTAATCCATTTACTACATTAACAGCTGGATCTAGAATAACAGTCTTACTACCATTTACTGTTCCTATAATAGTTGCCATATTAGATTTACCTCCTTTATAAAGTTTAATTTATTAAGATGTTATTAGTTCCAGTTTTAGAAAAAATAAAGAGAGAAGGAAAAATCCTTCTCTCAGTCTATCCAAATCAATGGGTTTATGAGCTTCTTAGTTTCATTTTTAAACTGATTCTGCATTGGCTGCATATTCGGACTCGGAACCATATTTGGATTTGGATTATAATTTTGCTGCATTGGTAATCCAATCATTCTAGCTAATTGATTATAATCATTTACATTATTCTGCATAGGTTGCATATTATTCATCGGTGGCATACTATTCATTGGTTGCATATTTCCATACCCTATAGTTGTTGCACCATTAATAGAATTCTGAGGAACTTGAGGTTTCATAGAATTCTTATATGCATTCTCTACAGTAAATTCATCTTCAACTAATTTTAATGGAAGATATTTATCATATGGTTGATATAAGTGGTCTATAGATGCTATACCATCTTGTCTGAATCTTCCTTTAACTCTACTTATACCTAAATACTTATCTCCATTATAATCAATCTCAGGTGCTATCATAAATACAGCATCTGCGAAGTCAATCATTATCATTGATTCGCCAACTGTATCTCTTCCGAGTAATGATACTAAATCAGACTTATTTGTCTTTCTACCTTCATCAACTCGTCTTACACCATCTCTATTAATCTGAGATGCTGTTATTACTGGTATTCCCTTCTCTTTTGCAAATGCAGTAAACTCCTTTACTACATTACCAAGAGCTATTCTTAATTCAGGACTATATTCTGTAGGTTTGATTACTTTTACATAATCCATTATAAGGCATATTGGTTCGAATCCATCATCATATAGTTTATCATACATACTATATAAAAAACTTGTATTCTCTGAATCTGGTGGTCTAGATACATGTATGAATTCAATATTAGTTGGTTTATTTACATCATACAATATATTTATATACTCATCTTCTGAATAGTCTGTCATGTTTTCTGGTCTAGCTGTCATATTCCAAATACGTTCTGCTGTCTCTTTATTAAAGTTTTCCATAGATAGCATAACTACACATGGTTTCTTCGTAGGGTCTTTAGCTACTATATTTGGATTATACCTTCTTATCTGAAGTCCAAGATTTAATAATGTTGATGATTTACCTTCACCTTGGAGACCGAAGAATAAATAAGTTCTTCTACTCTCGAATCCTCCATTAAGCATATCATTAAGTCCTGCCATTCCGCATCTCAATTTATTAGATGCTTCACTATTCTCTTTATAATATCCTCTCATAGATTCTTCTGAATCTCTAGATAATATAAACATATCATTCTTATCAAATCCAGAATCATATAATCTGATATCTGAGTTTGCTTTTGATATAAGTTCTGAAAATTCCTTCATTGCATCGGCTTTATGGTCATATTCACCACTCTGATACTTTGAAATCATTGTAATTAACTTCTTTGCATTTTCATCCATACAATAGAATGATAATGCATCTGATATAGTAGAATTAATCCATTCTAATTCTTCTGGTGTCAAATCTGAGAATGATTCTAAATCTACTAATAATTTCTCTTGTAACGCACCGCCCTTGATATATGATAATATCAATCTTGGGTCTCTGAGTTTCTTATTGAGCTTTGCATCAAGCACTTTCTCTATAAACTCTATTTTATTTATACGGTCATCATTATAATCTGATTTATCAATCGAATTCATTAATGTTTCTAAATTTCTTAGTTGTGTTGTAGTAACGCAATCTTTATTAGAAATAGCTAATGCACACATTAAGTCTAATGTAGCACTATCAAATTTCTGAATAACCTTATGTTTCTTGTTTCCTCTACTGGAAAATCTTTTAACATCAGCCATTTAAATTCCCTCTTTTCCAAATCGTGTACTTAAATGTTGTGCCTAAGATGTTTATACACAATATCTAGTGGACTATCTATCATTTGCTTGTAAATATCACAAGACAAATCAGATAAAGTATTGTAAATTGAATCTATTGATAGCAAACTATAAGCATAATTACTATATAGATGCGTATTACTAGATTTTGTTGTTAAATATGATAGTTTGTTCTTATGAGAAAAACTCCAATAAACATTAAGAACTTTATCAAATAGTCTACTGTTTTCTTCATGCTTTCTAATTGTTGAAGTTACAGCCATAATTGGATCTGGCTTTATATATGGATACTCCCTATTGAAGTATGATTTATCTACATAACAATGTGTAGAATTTCTTATTAATGATAATAAGAAAGCTACATCCTTAGCTAATGGGTCTTGTATTTCATTATTAACTATAAAATCAAGATCTTCTAATGATAGAGATATACATCTATCATCATTATCACTGTCTGTTATTAGCATAGAACCTTTTATAACAGACATATTATATTCATTATTTAAACTCATTGGAAGATAGTTTACCAAATAATCTGAAATGATACCAGTAATACTATCATATCCATCGATGTATTTTACTTTCAATGATTTATATATAGGTTTACCTTCTACAGTAAACTCCGGAAATATTATTATATTCTTCATATGTATGCTCCCTATATCAAAAATTTGGTCATCTGGAATCAAACCAGATGACCTATATATTATAATTTGTCCAAATTATCAATAATGTATACCATAGCATCAACGCTAATTTCATACTTATCAAATTTAGTTTTATCATCTTGTATAGTAATATATTTAGGATCATCTGCTAACCAATATATTCTCCATTTATCTACTACAAGCATTATCACTCTTTCTTCCTTCACTACTATACTAAATGAAGAATTCAATCTACCTCCGAGTATATCAAATGCTTTCTTAAATACGCTAAATGCAAATGTATACTCAGACCTAATTTCTATGTCATTCAAATTTGTTTCTGTCTCTTTAAGTAAGTCGCCTATGATATCAGGTTTTGTATCAATGGACTTACTACATTTATTAAATAACCCCATTGGATTATCACCTCCGATTTCTATTTGATTTACTATTAAGTTTAAAGAGTATTAAAATAATACGAGAAGAGCCAAAGACCCTTCTCGTATTATACATATATTTGTGTTGCAAATCATTTATTATAGGCTATCTATAATATAACCGAGGTTAACTAAAATAATCATTATAAATATAATAAGCAAAACAAATAAAAGTACATTATCAGAAGTCCAACTGTTTCTTAAATATTCTACGAGTTTTTTAATTACATCAATCATAATAATAACCCCTTTATAACATACTTTACTAGAATGTTCTATATTTCCTGTAACAATTGTATTAACTCTTCGGAACTTATAAATTTGTACCCTTTACTTTGATTGATATATCTAGTGAGTATATCATATTCACTCATAGATTTATCAAATATATAATCATATTCATCATATTTAGATTCTGATTCTTTTAGAGCTTTTTGTGTTCTTTGTTCTTGTAAAGAATCATCTTTGATCTTTATTGATGGATTATTCCTATAATAATTCTTCAATATTGTAATATTATCTGGAACTCTTTTTGTGAACTCGACTCTGATATTATCTATACCTGAGTCTTGAAGAGATTTGATATATGATATTACATCTTTCGGGTCATTGTCAATCATATCATCCAGATTAATTGTATCATATCTTTGAGATACTATCTTCTGGAAGTTTACATAATATTCCCTTGTATCAAGATTGTGAAGAAGTATAATAAACCCCTTATCTTCTTCCTCACCAAATGAAAATCTTAATGGAGATCCTGAGTAATATACATGCTGTTCAAAACACCCAGGAGTATGAACATGACCACATATTATTGGTCCGCCACAATACTGAAAATCTCTCATCTTAAATACAGGTCTAGACTTATTTAAGTCTGGCTCATTAGACCCATATATAGATCCTCTGAATACTCCATGGAGAATAGCCATATCATAATATTCACTATTAAAGAACTGATTATAATAGTCTTCTCCTTTGTTATATTCTTCTGGAATACACAATATTTTCTTTCCTTTGATTTGAATAAATCCAGTATGTTCAACTATACGAACATCTACAGAACTATCTGCCTGTAAATGATAAAATAATCTTAGCTGTCCTGCGTCGTGAGATTCAGTTCCACTAAGTAAGACTAAAGTCGCATTCTTCATCTTACAAATTCTTACACATTCATCTATAAATTTAATAGCATACATTACTACAGATGAATTTGCCATATTCTTTTGGTGAAATAAGTCACCATTTATAAAAAGTGTATCAAAATAAATCTTTTCTATTACTGATAAGAATTGTTCATTCAATATTTTAAACTGATATTCTGGGTCTAAAGCACCAAAATGTATATCAGCTATATGAATTTCAATTCTTATTCCTCTTTCCATAGGTGTATAATACATAAAATTTCCTCCTATTATTTCCAATCTATTACATTCCAAGGATATAATATGTATTTTTTATGTGATTTGGCAAAGCAATCAAGAAGATATAATGCTAAAGGTTCCAATTCACTTAGTGCAAAAAATATAGGTCTTAAAGCCTCATCAGCAATATTATATTTATATTTAGAATAATTATCTTGAAATACACTTATCTGATATACTGCTGATAAAGAATCATATTTGTCTAAATATCGTATTTCAAAATTTCTATCTCTTGATAAAGGGTAGAATCTTTTAGCATATTCAAAGTCCCTCTTGATTGGAATACTCAGTTTTAATTCTATATCCCCATAGAATTCATTATTCATAATTTTCAAAGGAATTATTATTCTTCTAGATGATTGACACATATAAACAAGTTCTCCCTTAACTTGTTTATCGTATACCTTTAAGGCGTAATATTCACATGGTATATCGTATCCATCATTATTACTATATAGATGATATATGATATTAACAATATCTATTATGAACTGAAATAGTTCATCGTTTTTCTTTTTCTTTTTTTCTAATTCATATATAACGTCTGGATCTAAAGTACATGGATCTATATATCCTCCTTTAGCTTCTTTCTTTACATATTCCTTATATTTTGAAAAGTTCTTTATGATTGATTTTCTTAATTTGATGTACTTAAGATTTGTCTGAAATTTTTCTGAAATTCGTTTATGTATTTTAATGTTCTTATTTGCATTATCAAGAAGTTTAAATTCTCTTGTACAGTAAAATAATTCTGAATATAATTCGTATACATCTTTTTCCATTTTCATTTTCTTTTAACTCCTAATGATTGAATTGTACATTTGTTCTGATCTAGATATATTCCAGTATGCATATACTAAAGATAGAAATGATTCTACATTTTGTTCATGGAAAGTTCTATGTCCAGGACAAGATAAATCTATTATATATTCAGTATATTCTGGTTTGGTTTTATCTAGATGCAAAATTTCTACTGCGTCTATATTCATTCCAATCTGTGTTCTGAGCATATATTCATATGCCGCTAACTGAAGGAAATATTTATATGTTACAGATTTGCTAGTTTTAAAATCTAGCAAGATTATTTTATCATTTCTCGTCTTGAATACTAAATCCATAGTACCACCATAGTAAGGACAAGATAAACTTAATTCAGAATATAATATATTTATATCTGGGTTATTATTATATATCCAATCCTTTAATGCTACATATGCACTAAGATCTTCAAGATCTATAATCTGATTCTTTTGTTCTTGATCATCTCCTAATAAGACTTCTGCTCTACGATGGACTTCTGTGCCATAATCTGTTGCTATCTTAGATATATCAGTATGGCGTTTTCCTTTGAGTCCCATATTATTAGCCCAAGTCATAAGATAATCTTCATGTATCATTTTAGATAATATAGTACTCACCCTAGGAACATAGTAATTATTAAACATATATGGACCCTCAGGTAAGTTTAATTCTTTTATATGAACTCTATTCATTAAACTAGAAACACTTAAATCGTTCATTTTAAATTTTCCTTTCTACTCTATTTTTAGAAAAAATAAAAGAGCAGATTAAAAATCCACTCTTTATATTTTTATATTACTCAGCATATGTATTTCCTTTACCTTCCACTTTAGTTTCTGTGAAAGAAGTATCAAATACTGCTGTATATTTGATATAATTCAATCTGTCGTATGAATTATATATTCTAGAAACAGTTGAAATACGGATTGATCCATCTTCATACTGTTTTCTTACATATTGTTGTGCGTCATCCCTTATCAAAGGAATACAATACACTAATATTACTATAAGTCCTACGACTATAGCAAGATTAATTTTGAAATCTAATTTCTTGTGGTAACTTTTTCTCTTCTGAGTTTTATACCACTTATTGATTTCGTGTAATTCAGGATTCTGATTTCTCTCCTGTACTCTGTAGGCTTTCATTCTTTCAATGCCTCTTTCTGTGTTGATGTTCTTTGTTGTAACCCCTGATGTAGTATCCATTGAATATACATCGATTATGTTTTTTGCTGTAAGTATGTTTTTCATCTTACATTCCTCCTCTTGTATTATTTTAAAGTTGGGATTATGATATATATTTATCTATATCAAATTTATAATATATAATTATTTTTTGTCTGTTTTACTATAAAATTCCAAGTAGAACATATTAGTAAATTATACCCTAAGGAGGACTAAATAATGAAAAATTTTTCAAACACCTACTTATATAATAAGTATAATAAGTATGAACAGGAGCTGTTCAATTTTGTTATGAATGGTACTGTTATCGAAAAGAATACAGAGGCTTTTGAAGATATTAAATTTCAGGTAAAGAAATGCCCAATATCTAATAATCTTATAAAAGTTCTTATGAGTAATAATGTAGTTCTTATGACAGGAAATAGACCTCTTCCTAAGGCTTTCAAGGTAACGGCTATGAAAGATATTAGAGGAGATCATAAAATTAAGGTATTTATAGATTGTACAGGTTTGATTCATGGTGATGCTGGTAGTACATATGAATGTGGTAATATAAATATTCTTATATCTTATTTAGTATCAGCAGTAACTACAATGATTTATACAGTTAAACCTAATGCAATATTTGGAGATACGAGTCTTGTTATGCTTATGACAGAGACTTATTCTACATTGTTTACATACATTATAGACTACTTGTATAAGATAAGTGGATCTAGTACTAATATAAAGAATAAGTGTCAGTATCTTTGTTCAATGTATTTCCTTACATGTTTGCTTGAGAAAGATCCAGACAAAGATGCAACTAGCGCTATAGCAAGAAAAGTTAGTGGTATATCTGAAAGAGAAGAAGATCTTATTAAGATAAAGATTCATGAGAATAGCTATCTTAATATTAAGGAATTTGCTGATACTCTTTCTAAGATACTTCTTCTTGATAAGCTTACATGTGATGTAATCGTAGAAAAATGGATGTGGCTGTATGGTACAGGTACAGTATTTGCACTTGAATTGTTTCCACCATTTGCATCTATGATTACTGATGCTTATGTAGGTGCTTATATCAATAATCAGAAAACAATCGAAAAAGTAGCTGACAGGAAAATGGTAGAGATGAGTAAGAAACTCATAAATATTGGAGCTGGTCTAGTATGATATCAAGAAATACTATATTAAATGATGGTACTCCTATAACATTGGCGAATGTTGTAGATAATGTACTATTGAGAACAGAGGAAAATGTAAAAGAAATAACCGATAATGTTAGAAGTGTAACTACATATGGTGATGAAGTATTATGGTCATTGGCATATGGTTATAAAATAAATGATAAGACTTATTCTAAAGAAAAGAATGAGATCTTATTGTATTTGAATAAAGCTGTTATAGATGGTGAATACCTGGCGGCTTTTAGAAAAATAAAATTAGATGCTTTTGATAAACAATATGATAAGACTACAGAAAAGACTGATAATGGTATTAAGACTTATTATCTAGAGGGAGAAGAAGTTACAGAGATACCATTAAGAACAGCCTTTAAGTATCATTATCTTAAGCCATTCTTATTATTCATAAAGAATAGATTTATATTCTGGAATTGTATAACTTTCATACATAGTAAAGAATCAAACTATCTTAGAATATTAGATACTAATGGTTATTGTAATCGTAATTGGACCAAGAGAATAGAAGAACCAAATCCAGATTGGTTTGGAGAAGAAAGATTTGATAAATCTGTAAGGGAAGCAATAATTAACTCTCATATTGGTAAATCGGATTATGAGCAAATAAAAGAGAAATATGATCCTGTTAGTTATGTATATGATGAAGAAACTCATATATCAAAATCTAATGGAGAATATGTAACTACAGTTGGTCATGATGCTTATTATATTACAAATGATGATATCAATATGGTATTTGTTCCTATGGATTTGGAATACTATGATGATTTTGATAATCTTAATACTGCTACATATAATATAATCAAAAATAGATGCGAACTTTGTTTTGATATAAGAGGATATCTTGTTCCAGATATTAATGATGAAACTCAAGAAAGTCGTGCATATATGTATCCTTCAATTGGAGATGAATATGTAATTACATCTAGTTGGAATAAAGATGATAGTCTTCAGACCTATCTTAATAATGGAAAGAGATTACATATGAGAGATCTTATTACATTTAAATATAATGAAGACTCTGGTAATTATGAATTATATCCTGTTCGAGATGGTGAAGTTGGAGATGACTATATTGATACTGTAGAAGAATTAGTTACTCTTGAATCTAATAATAAATGTATGTATGCTTTAATACATATGAAAGATATGGTATATCCAATATCTCTTAAAGACGAGTTTATATCAAAATCTTCTGTAGATTCAAAGTTTAATGAAACTCTTAGTATTCCTTTAGCTGAAAGAAGATCTTATACTAATATCATTAAACTCATTAAGGAATATAATATGAATCTATTAAGATCAGAGAATAAAGATGTAGTTACTACATATTATGAATTCAATAAATCCGATCTTGTTAATAATAGATTATTCTTATCTAATTGCGTTTCTGATAGTTATGAGACTTATCCTATGATATTCTGTGATGGAAAATTGATATCTAATTATCATACTATAGAATATAAAATGGATGGAGTCTATTTATATTTCACTAATGAAGATATAGATAAGTATAATCTTAAAACATTTGAGATTGTATTCTTTAATAGAGTAAATAATGAACCTGCTATATATCGTGGCGTTCAGAAAATGTCTGAGATTAAAAATGGCTTAGATATAGCAGATACTACAGATATTGATAACTTAAAGCTATTTACTCATAGAGCAGATCAAGAATCTTATCCGGAAGTAACTAAGGATGAAAGAAATCAATACAATGTAAAGTATAGAGTATTCTCAGAAGATAGAGAATATCCTGTGGTAGACTTTAAGCTTAATAATGATGGAACAGAAGAATCATTTATAAAGAATGTCACTTTAGAATCTAAGTATATAAAACTGTTTAATGAAAATGATTATATGAGAAAAATCAGTTTTGTATCAGATAGACAGTTTAGATATAACTATACATACTTAAATTATTCTAAAACAGAAAAAGAATTCTCTATAGAATTAACTTCAGATTTCAAATATTGTAGAGATACCAATAGATTTATGGTATTCTATAATGGTAGACTTCTTGAATATTATAGATACTATTTTGTATTCCCAGAGCCAGAAACTCCGGTAAACACTACATCTGTATATCTTAAAATCAATAAGATAGATTGGACATCTGATAAGAATATAGTAGAAGTTTTCTATGTTCCAAATAGATTGAGTTCTGTAAATTGTATTATGCAAAAAAGTACATATATAGATAATACTACAGGACTCCAAGAGGAAGGATATGGATATATAGAATGTGATAAAGAATATGAATCAGATCTATTATATCCAATAGCTAATGATCTTTGTTTTATATTTAAGAATGGTCTTAAGATAGAAGCTAAAGATATCTATAATCTTGGTACTAGAAGAGTTGCTATTCCTAAATTGCATAAGATAGGAACAGAATCAGAACCAGTATCATATATTGTATTAAGACATTCTGAAGATGTAAATGATGAGTATATTAAATCTATAGAATCAGATGGATGTAAATATGAAGATCTTCTTGAAGATAATGAAGTTATAGATGGATTCTTCTATAAGAAAGATGGTAAGTTAGTATATCCTGATGCTGATAGGTATAGTGATAATACTGTTCTTACTGCCAATATAGGAGAAGTTGTAACTGACAACGAAATATACAATAAGATTCTTATTGACTATTATTTGCAGCCTGGAACTGGTATAGATAGGTATACAATTCCTGTAAATATGAATATATTATCTAGTAAATTTAAGATCAAAGGAAGCTCTGGTGATATGATATTATATCCCTCAACAGGTGAAAATGAATAGAATTAGAGCATATATAGGAGATAGGCAAGAGCTGCCTATCTCCATTTAACATTTTATTAAAGTATTATATGAAAGGAGGAATTTTTGGATGGCTTCAGATAATTGGAATGGGTCTACTACGATATTATCAGATGATGATGGTAAAGTAGTGCCTAATCAAAGAGCTAGAATACCAACAGTTCCTTATGGAATTACTATATCTAATAATGAAAATTATACTGATATATGCAATAAAATTGTATCCGTTGGTGATTATAGGGAATTGATGATAGACTATAGCAACGGAGATGCTTATATAAAAAATGGCGAAGATGTATATAATCTCGGTGATAAGATTGCACAAAAAGTTGTAACTGATTATGGAGATAATATATATGTCAATATAGATGGTGCTACTGTTAATCTTAGTAACACTGTTGCAGAATTGAGTAGAAATCAAATATATTCTACTCCGGTTGTATTTATGGATAGTTCTAATTGGGTTACAAATGGAAAAGAAATCCAGATAAGCCCAGATAATAAAACAACAGAATTAGTTTATGATACAAGTGATAAATTATATAAATTACAACTCAAAGGTTTCAATCCAGAAGCCCCATTAACGCTTACTAACAAGGTTCCTTATATAGGAAACACTGGAACCCTTGAATGGAAAGATCCAACAGAATTTAAACTTCCTGGATTTGAACAGGCTGAAGAAAACACTGTTCCAGTAAAATCAGAGGATTCAATAAAATGGTCTAAGGTTACAGCAGATGGTAATGATGTAAACTTCGTTGATATTGATACTCTTGAAACTGCTGTTAATATTGAAGTTTCTGAAGCCATAGTTGATAATAATGTAATATATGGAGATCCAATCAAAGGCTATAATGTTGTTTGTGTAGGAGCAACATTATTAGACTTACAAACTGTCTTAGAGACAATTGATTCCCTTAGCAATGAACTTGCTAAGGAAAAAATAAGTCATACTAATGACATATTTACTCTGTCTTCAAGAATATCTGCTATGAGCTCTGGCCACAGCAATGTTCTTATAGATACATTCAGTAATGGTACAACAGAATTGATAGATACTACTGCTAATTCAGAAGTATCTTATAGTATCAATGATAATACAGAATTGATCATTGAGCATAGTGATAGTTATTTATCATATGATCTTACTACAATTCCTATAGAGATTGATGCTACATCTGGAGATGTATTAAGTGTAAATATAGTTACAGATAGCGATATTTCTGATTTGGAATATGCTGTAGCTAATATATTATTACACAACACTGATACCGATAAATGGGAGACTAGTGAAGATAGATCAACTAATCTTAATAGCGATCATCCAATAAATATCCCATTATCTAATAACTATGATAAGTTTAAGGTATATATTTCATATTCTACAACATCAGATGATGTAGTTATAAAGAATTTATCATTGTCTTATACATTAATCTAGGAGGTGTTATAGAATGAATAAATATTATGTACCAGAAGACGTTCATCATATTAAGATAAATGAAAGTATTTATAATATGAATAACCAGTCTCAGCTAGAAATCAATGAAAGTATATTTAATAATGCTGCAAATGATATGGCTGAACAGGAAAATGTAAATGCTATTCTTATTGATAATATGGATGATTCAGACTTATGTAATAGTGAATTTATAAATTATGATTTCAGTTATAAACCTGACTGGAATTATACTGGAAGTAATTATAATTACCCAGAAGAAAGTGAATATGATGGAAAGATATATTATGATGAATATCATCATAGATATGTCTTAGGAAAGAATTCTGTATTAGAACTCGATTACACAGACTTTATAAAGTCATTCATCAATTCTACTAATTTTCCAGTGACTCAAGATGATGATGGATCTATAGATATAATACCATATATCGGATCTATATATTTATCTTTAGACACTTTAGATGGTGATGAATCTAATCTTAGTGTTACTATATCTATTGCCCAGGGTAATAAGTCTGCTGACTTTGATTTAACCCCAGGTAGTATGGTAGATGTAAATATATCAACTGAGAATAATGAAATCATTACCATTGATGATTCAATCAAGTATTATATTACTGTGTTTAATACTTCAGATCAAAAGATGTTCTTAAAGAATATCGCTTTAGGATTTGTCGTAAATGAAATGGCACAGAACACTTAAGGAGGTTTAATATATGAGACGTATTAAAGGATTTAATACAAACAGAAATGTAAATTTTATTGAACCACTTAAAAACCTAATAAGAAATTTATATATAGAATCTGATGAAATCATCGGAAATATATATACTTTTAAATCTAAATCTAAGTTTCCTCCAGTTGGAGAAGAAGGATGTCTTTATATAGACTTGTCTGATAATATGCAAGTATATCAATATGTCGAAGGCTATGGATACAGCATATTTAATAATAACTTAGATATACTTCAAGGATAAAGCATAATTAAAAAGGAGATGAATTATTATGGCTGATACAACAAATACACCTACAGCTACAACTGCTAGAACTCCAAATACAGTAAAAACAAAATTCGCTCTTAGAGTAGATACTGCCGAAAATTGGGCGAAATGTACCACTGCCCCGTTAGCCGGCGAGCCATGTCTTGAAAAAATAACAGTTGCTGCCACTAGCACTAGTGAAAAAGACAAAGTATATTATAATGTAAAATATGGTGATGGTACCACACTTTATAAGGATCTTCCTTATGCATCTAAATATAATAGTTCTGTAGCACTTGTTAAAGTATTATCAGATACATCAAGTTATAAAACATTTAACACTGGTTCTACAATTACATTTACTGATACAGATGGTACTGAATATGTAATAAAGACACCAGATACATATGCTACATCTTTAGCATTTACTTCTGATAGTACAAAGAATACAGTAGTAGCTAAAGAAACTCTTAATAGTACTAATGCTTCTGGTACAGCAATATCAGTTACTGGCGATTTGCCAACTGCATCAACATCAGGATTTGGTGTTACTAAATATTCTTCTGACTTTGCAGTTGATGCAACTAGTCATGTAGCATCACTCGCAACTCAGGCTAATATAACAGCTGCTAAAACAGTTTCTGATAATACCGCTGGCAATGTAACTAATGGTAGTACTATTAAAATTCCTAAGATTACAGTAAGTACCAAAGGTATTGTTACAAATGCTGATGAGGTAAGTGTAACACTTCAGAGTAATACAGAACTTGCAGCAAATAAGATATATGTAACAGGTACAGAATCGAGTGCTGCTAATACAGAAAATCAGAAAGTTGCAGCTAAAGTTAGTATTGCTCCTTCAACTGGTACTCTTGATGCTCCGATTGTTTCTGCTACTACAGAAGTAGATACTAATGCAATCAAACCTAGTGCAAGTGGAACTACATTGACAATCACTCATGCTTCACTTACAACAAGTGGTACTGGTACATGGACAGATTCTCATGCTACAGTTAATCTTAATGGTGCTACAGCACTTACAGCTAAGCAAGCTACAGTAACACTTAGTGGTACAACTAAGTTGTCAGCAGCACAGAATGTTGTAGAATTAACAGGTACTACTTCACTTACAGATAAGCATAATACTGTAACTTTTAGCGGTACAACTAAATTAACAGCCGCACAGAAAGATGTATCATTTACTGGTGTTGGTACAATGGCTATTAGCCAAAACACTACTATCGGAAAAGACCTTATTGTAACAGGTGATAATACAAATAATAATGGTATTAATGGTGTACAAGCTCCTAACTTCTATGGTGATATCGAATCTAAATATCTTAGAGATTCAGATGATGGAACCGTACTTATATTGAATGGTGGAGACGCTACAACTGTTTAATACATAACATAAGACTCGATTATTTTAACAATAATCGAGTCGACATTTTAGTAAATATAATGAAATGGAGGTTGATGTAAGATGGCTGATACAACTAATACACCGACAAGTGTATCTGTTAGGTCACCAAATGAAGTCTTAGCGAAAATAAAAATAAGACATGGTTCTTCAACTGATTTTACTAAGAATAAAGTTGTATTATTAGATGCAGAACCAGTTTATGAAACAGATACTAAACGAATCAAAATAGGAGATGGAACAACAGAGTATTCCTCTTTGGAATATCTTCATAACTTAGTAAAAACTGTAAGTTTGAGTGGTCAAACTCTCACTATAAATTATGAGGATGGAACCTCAAGTAAATTTACTACACAAGATAATGATTATAGAGTAACACAAAACTATTCTACGGTAAATGGATATTATCCATTGCTGGCAAGTGCTGTCTCAGGAGTATCTGAAACAACCTCCAGAGGAACAACTACTACTATTCTTAATAATAGTATTTATATAAATCCATCTAGTGGTTCTATTAATTCTAATTATTTAAATATAAAGAACGAGATTAGCGTTAACGATGGAGATATTAATGTATATAATGGTAATATCTATTCTTTATATGATATTTATTCAGATTATGGTAATATATATACCATGACTGGAGATATAGTTACAGGTGAAGGAAATATAGAAGCCATGGAAGGCCATATACATGCTGGATATTATATACAATCAGAAGAATATGTTCAAACCCCAGATATATATGTAGATAAGAAAACTTATACTGGTATATATGGAACTGCAAATAAATTTGCTAATGCAGCTTTCTTTTTTGCTTCTGTAAAACCAACTAGTTTTTATATGGGATGGCATGTAAAATATACTATATCTGCAACTGTTCCAAATCAGAATAACTATAATGGTTTCTTTGAAGTTGATGTATATGGTGCTCAGACTTATAGATCAGTTTATAAGTGTTTTAATGCTCATGCAAATACATCATATAGATCATTATATAATCATACATTATATACTCTTACTGAAACTGGATATAATGCTGGCTATGGTCATCTTTTAGGAATAGACTTAACTGGATCTTCAAATCCAAGTAGTAGTTCTTATCCAAGAACATTTACCATAAAGATATTAGAGTGCGATAATTGTGAAGTAACTATGTATGATAGTATGAAGTTATATTCTGCTGTTACCGGAAATGGTACTACGAATTATAATGGTTATGCTAACTTTAATGGTTATGATAATGGTTTACAAGAACTTGGTGATGATAATGCTTATGATAAAACCGTTATAGGATCAGCAAAAGTATATGCTGGTGCTAATGGTATATATGGATACAATCTTATCATGCAAGATACAACGGGATCATGGCAATCTTTTGTATTGTCTAGTTCTACATCTTCTTCTAAGAGTAAAAATACAGCAGCATTTATTCCTAGTAATATATATTACTACTCAGGAAGCTCTAGTGCATCTTCTGGAAAGACTGTTAGTAATAATACATTATATGAAGTTTATCCTGCTATAAATATGAATTATTCTACTAATGCAAACTCTAAACTTACTCAAAGTAAGTCAGTATACTTAGTAGGAACAATGTCAGATGGAGCTTTTTATTTAGCAAATACATGGTGGTCTCAAACTTTACCTACGAGTGATGATGGATATGTATATATCTATTTAGGTGAAGCCACATCAAGTAGCGCAATGACCTTAATGTCAGAACATCCTATGTTTTGTTTTAAGAATGGATCATTACAGAGATATACATATTCTTCAGAATATGCTAGAAAATTAGCAGATCCAGCAGGAAGTTCAACTCAACCTATATATATTAATAATGATGGCAACCCGACTGGTATTGATTATACTATAGAAAAGAGTGTTCCTAAAGACGCAATATTTACAGACCAGAATGTTTCTCAAATTTATGATACTGAAGCTAATATTGTATATCCATTATTTTCAAATTCATCTTCTGATGGTACTAGAGGAACATATTTTAATACAGATTTTATGTATTATCCTGGAAGTAATCAAATTGTTCTTAATAATGTTGCTGCTACCGAATGTGTATCTATTGGTAACGGCACTGATGGATCTTTGATGATTAATGATGAGGATGGAAATTATTCTATTATAACCCTTGCTGATAATTATGAAAATATGGATAATAGATTATATATTCCAGATAAATCAGGTAACTTCGTCATAGGTGCAACGGATAGTGATAATGCTTCTAATGCGATATCACAAGAAAAATATTATTTACAAAGTAAAGAATCTTCATCATTATGGCTTGGTAATTATAATAATAATTCTAATGTTACAGTTGTAGAAGGACTTCATGGTGGAGAACTTAACAGTAGTGGATTTACAGAAGGATGGAGTATTGATACTACTGGAAATGCTACATTTAATTCTCAAGTTACGGCTGAAGCATTTTCTGGTTCTTTTGACCCGGTATGTTTTACTAATGTATGTCCTGAATCAGAAATAAATTTTAATTTAGTAGTAATGGTTGAGAATGATAAATCCCTTCGTGATATAGCATATATTGGCGCAAATAATGATATTCTCATAAGTAATAGATGGGGATCATCAAAAAATGAAGGTATTGCTAGATTAATACTTGGTAATAGGGTGCAAAAAGGAAGCAATGAAAATAGTACTGGTTCTATAAGATTATATGGTTCTAATACAGGATATACTGATATAATCACAACTTCTAGTGCTAGTAGTTATACTATAACATTGCCAGCTAAGACAGGTACAGTAGCTTTAACATCTGATTTAAGCTCATATGTTCCATTAAATAATACAACTAAAATTATTGCTTCTGATGCTTCATCATATGATGTATCTATGACAGTAGCTTCAGACTGGACTGATACTAGTATATCATTAACAGCATTAGAGACAGGTACTTATATTATACAGATATCTACGGCATTTGGAACTGCTAGTAGTAGTTTAGATAGCTGTACAGATATATTCAGTGGTGTAATGTCTATTGTCAAAGGAACTCAAACTTCTGATTCTAAAGATGAAATAGTATTACATCATTATGGTAGCACATATGATAAATTCATATATACAAGAACATGTGGAGGAAAACTCCAAGTATGTTCAGATAGTAAAATAACAGCGTCATATTATAGATTCAAAATTAAGAGATTTATGTAATGGAGGTGTATATTTATGGCGAAAATAAGATCGTTAGAAAATGGAATAAATAATCTAAGCTCTAAACTTATAAGTCATTCTGGTATAGAGTTTGGATACGAAGGAACTTCAAAAAGTCAAAGTGATATATACATCGGAGGATTAAATAATAATACATATATACTTGGTGATCTTATAAACAAAAGAGTTATATCAGATCAAGATAATGATCCTCCATATAGATTTAGTGATAATACTAACTGGTATTTACGTAGTGATGGCACTGGATTTATTAATGAATTAAGCACTGATAGTTTGGTAGTTAACAATAATTTTTCTTCAGACTCTGTAGATACAAAAAGCATAATAACTAATACTATTAGAGCAGATAATAGTATGAGTGCTTATAGTATTAATGTAAGAGATGTTAATGGAACTGGTATAACTATAGGTACCAATTCTGATGAAGATAAAATATTAGAGTTATCTAATAAATCAATACTTTTTTATAGTAAACAAATGGGAATGTGGATTAGTGATGGAGATAAGTTATATATTGGAAAAGATACTAGTAATTGTACTGCATATATTCATTTAGATGATAGTAATAGTAATATGAGTATATATGCAGAAAATAGTATAGATATGTATGGTGAGAGTTCCATTAAGATTTCTTCAGCAGGCGACACAAATATTGATTCAGGAAGTAAATTAAAATTAAAAATAAATAGTGATAATAAAGTAGAATTAAGTAGTAATCAAACCAAAATAAGACATAGTAGTGGATACAATATAACTATCACTAATGATTCCTCTCTTGGTAATATAATTAAGGCCGCTGGCAATAATCATACAGCAATCTTGCTTGATAGTGATGGATGGACAACTCCTTATATGCTTCATTTTAATTATACTAATGCAAGCAACGGGTGGCAACAAATTATTGACTTTAACGACACTATGACATTTGGATTTTTCTTTAGGCAATATGATAGTACTTATGAACTTCAATTAACAAATGATGATAGAAATACTGTATTATACTTAGATAAATTACAAACTTCAGGAAGAATATATGCTAAAAATGGAATCGAGTTAGGATCTAAAGCATCTCAGGCAGGAGAACTCTACTTCTATAATTCTGGTTCTTCTAATACTGGTTATATTAAGGTAGTCGGTGCTGTTTCGGGTTCAACAACATCAACAGTTACTATACCTCAGGTGAATGCCACATTAGCTACATATCAAAGGACATCATATTCTCCAAAATGGCTTAATGTAAATAATGAGCTTACATTTGGAGCTTCTGGTTTTCAATATTTTAGTCTTAATGGTACAGCTCAGACTGGAACTACCGGTACTGCAAGTACTGATGATGCTAAGACTAATAATACTCCAACATCAGCATGGTATCATATATTAAGAATGAATTATTCTGGTAGTACTGGTTATTTTGGTGATTTAGCTTTGTCTATTAATGATTCTGGTGGTTTATACTGGCGTAGAGTTACTAATGGATCTAGTTTTGGTTGGGTCAGGACATTAGATCAAAATGGTGGTACATTATTTGATGGGAAATACTTAAAAAGGACTGGTAAATCAGCAAGTTGGTATAATGGTAGAGATAGTGCTATGATTATACAATCATCTATTGATTCATATAGCCCAATGCTATCAGCAAAAACAAGTAATGGTTCTTGGGAATTTGGTCCTTATACTAATAATTCAATGTGGTTGAGTTATATTACTGATACTAACTATTCTGCAAAGACTAATACCCAAACTGCAAAATATTCATTTGGAGCTGATGGAAATCTTACTGCGGCTAAGTTTACTGGTGCTTTGGCTGGTAATGCTTCTACTGCGACTAAATTAGCTGCAGCTAGAACAATTACATTGAGTAATGACTTGGATGGCTCTGTATCATTTGATGGTAGCGGTAATGTTACTCTTAATGCTTCTATATATTCTTGTACTGCTGCTGTTAATAATACTAATAATTATCCATATCATAGAATAGCTAAATTAGATACTATTACTGCTAGCTATGCAGATAGATGCGCATTATTATATATAACTGCAGATTATGATGGTGGTATATTCGGTATTATAAAAATAGCATTAAGAACAAATAATTCTAGTTCAGTTAGCTCAGCTACAGCTAGATGGCTGGTAAGATCTTCTAACATGGCTGTAGATGCTATTCAAATTGGTATATATAATGTATATGGTTCTACATATGCAGATGTATTCTATAAATCTGCTAATGCTTATGCATCAATATCAGTAAGAGCCCTCGAAGGACAAAGAGCATCTATAACAAGAACTTGGACTTTGGTAAATTCTACAGAAGTTAATAATACTACTTCATCAGATAAGCTTACTAGTACCGAAGTATATGCTAGTATTGCTTCTGCTGGTACAGAATTACATAGTCAAGCATATTCTTCAATTAATACTGCTTCAGACTGTGGTACTGTAGGAAGTATTTCTGTTCCAAGTGGATCTTCAGACAAAATACTTACAAGTACAGGTTCTGCTAGTGAATGGAGAAATACAGCTAAACTAGTATCAGTTACTACAAAAGACTTGTATGGCAATGAAGGATTAAACTTGCATGCTTCTAATATGCAATTTGAAATTGGTAGTAATTCTAATTCATATATCAAGGTTCCTGAGAATGTAAGTGGTCAATTTGTGGTTGGTGCAATAGATGGAAAATTCTGTGGGGTTGGTATTGATCAATCCACATATGGTTCTCAAACATTAACATCTTATGATGATGATAATGATAATGATATGCAAGATGCTACACTTTGGTTGGGAGATCCTGATAATTCAGCTTATGTTGTATTTGTAGAAGATGTTTTGGGTGGAGAAATAGATACAAGTCCTAATGATGAATCTGGTAGTGGTGTATTTGATAAATATTGGTCCATAAGTAATAATGGTAGTGCGAGATTCCGTAATAATACTATAAGTACTCTTAAGACATATAATATTCCAATTATAGATAATGGTAATGGAACTATGTCTAATGTAAACTCATATTATAAACCAGATTATCAATATACAGATCCAACATTTCGACTTATAACAACTAGCACAGATACTATACTTTCAATTGGAGATTCTTATAGTAGCTCAATGAATAATAGTAGTGCCACAGGAAAATTAAGATTATATGGATCTTATACAGGATATACAGATATACAAACGAAAGCATATGGGTCAAATAATACATTATCTTTACCATCAAGCACAGGTACATTAGCTATAACATCAGATATACCTGGGGTAAATGGCAAAGATGCAGGAAAAACTTCTACAATATATGCACCGACAACTTACGGAAGTAATGGATATGTTTTAATATCTAATGGAATGGATAAAGCTCCAACTTGGACTAGTATGGTTCATATTACTGGAGATGAATTATATTTGGATAGTGGAAGTAGTGGAGGAAATAGTTATCTTCATGGATTTAATAATGTAACTATAAGCACATTTACATATGATGTAATTCTAAAAGCAAATAGACATATAAGTCTCACATCTTTAACTGGATCAATAGATATAAATTCAGCAGGTTCTGTTAAGATAGCTTGTGAAGATGTTATTGATATTGATGCTGCTAGTACAATTACTATAGATTCAACAGGTGGTACTATTAATATAGATTCTACAGAAAGTAATGTATCTATTACTGCAGCTTCTGGTATTTCTTTAAATAACTCCGATGGTCAATTATCATTGCTCTCACAAGGTATTGCTGGTTGCATAGACATTAGATCAGCATATAATACAATATTATACTCTTCACATGGATCTATCAATTTAACAACTGTAGAAAATGGCATATATATAAATAGTGGTGATGACTTTACTTTAGATACTACTAATGATATGACTTTTTCATCTACTGGAAATATAATATTGGCAGCAGATTATGATTCAGTTAAATTAGAATCTGGTAAAGCTTCGGTATCATGTGTTAATGCTAATTCCGGTGTTAATTTATATGGTACAGAAATAAATATTACTGGATCAGGAGGATTTGTAAACATAAATTCTGATAATGATATAACGATTAAATCTAATGATGGAGGAGTTATTATATCATCAGAAAATGATATTGACATAAACTCAGTTGGAGTTACAAATATTAAAAGTCCATGTAATTATGATACTTATTGTACTATACCATCATATATGATAACTAAAACTAAACCAACATCAGCGTATATTGATACTATGTATCTTATAGTAGAATAAAGGAGTGATAATATGCCTGAATATATTAAAGTAGGATCTGAAATTAAAGAAGTTAAACTTATATATATAAAAGATTCTGGAATTATAAAATCAGTAAAAGAAAAATATGTAAAAGTTTCAGGAGTTACACAAAAAGTATTTTCTACAAATACAAATACTCAATGGACTTGTACAAAGGTAACTGGTAATGTGGACGGATTGACAGCTGGTACTACTTATGAATATATTATAAATTCGCAACCATATAGTAGTAATAATGTATCAGATTTAACAACAATAGACTTAAAATCAAATATCACAGTTTCCCCAGGAGACGTATTAAGTTTAAATTTTGATCCAAATTTTCATTATGCTATTGATGAAGATGGAGATCCTGATGCTTCAGTAACTTTTGATTTTTATACATATATTAATAATAGTAATTGGATAGATGATACATATGAAATAGATAAAGATAATTGGAGTTCTGTAACTGGTTCTTATACGTATAAAGGTACAACTTCAGGAACTTTAAGTATAAAGATTACTCTTGGACCTGGTGCAGATTCTAGTGATACTAGTAGCGGAATTAATTTAGATTATTTTTATTTATATCTAAATAATAAAGCAATATTAATATTACGATAGAACATAAACAGGAGGAATGCAAAATGTCAGTTAAATTATTATTAAACAATTCTGATAAAGAATTAGATTTGGTATCAGTATATGGAGAAACAAGATATAATGACGATGGTAGTACGTCTCCATTATTAAAATTCTTATTTAACCCTGATGAATTCAGTATGTCAGAATTGTATACTTTGTTTTCTAATAAAGAATCTTTAGAATCTTTTGATATTATAGATATAAATATAAAAAGAGATGTAGATTTTGAAGGAAATGAAAAACTTACTGAGGAAAGGACTCCTTATAGATATACTAATTATTCTGAATTGGTGTCTGTATCTTTTAATAGTCATATTACAGCAAAAGCTACAGATATAACTCCTCAAATGGAAGAAAAATCTATAGAAGTAGTCCTTGCTCAATTATCATATATAGATGTATTATTAAAAGAACGTGAAGAACTTATAGATGCACAAGCTGAAGCTATGGCTGAAATTCTTTGCGGTGAATAATACTATTCTAACAATATAATAAAAAAATTTAAAGGAGGCTAATAAAATGGCTAGTAAAATTATCCTTACAGATGGTACTACATTTGAATGCAAGACAGCTATGGGCTTGAAGTCTTTCATTAGTGGTATCAATAGAGAGAGTATAACATTTAACTTTGATGCTGATAAATATGATCTTAATGAAATCTATGCAGCATTTAGTGATTCAACAAAGACTTCTGAAATTATTATTGAGGAAGGCGAAGATGAGAACGCTACACAGTATCATCACTACGATTTCACTATTCTTGCATCTGTTACAGTTAAGGAGCAGACTATTTCTAAAGAAACAAATGATAGTCCTGCTGTTACAGATAAGGTAATCACTGCTACACTTGGTCAGAGAACATACTCTGAGAAGCAGATTGATTCTAAGAATGAAGAAATTGATGCTATTGCTGAAGTACTCGCTGATCTTATAGGAGGTGCAGAATAATGACAAACGCACAGCTTAAAATTATCATCTACGCAGTAAAGTCAAGAATTAAGCGTGGTGAGGATATTACTGAAATTATTGCTTCTTATCCAAAACTTTCAGAAGAGGAAATTACTAAGGTTAAAGAGGCTGTAGGTATTACAGAGTAATACATATCAAGAGAAGAGGGTTAATATCCTCTTCTCTTTATTTTGTTTAACATAGTAATAATAGACTAATTTAAGGAGGTATACTAAATGCTGAAGGTAGATTATGTCGATATACCTAAGAGATGGAGTGATGATAAAGACATATCTGAGTTTTATCCTTGTGGTGGCGATGCGTACTTAAGCGAATTATCTAAGGAAGAAGTACGTATATTCAGAACCAAAGAAGATAAGAAATATTTAGATATGTGGGTATCTGAATCTGAAGGTGAAAATATCGCAGAAAATAGAGTAAGAATACTTCTTAATGGATTATGTATTGTTGATACAGTAGAAGATCTTATAGACTACAAATTCAAATCTATTAATTATATCTACTTAGTAAAGAAACTTACTAGTGAATCTTTAATAGAGAATGTTCTATATAAGTTCTATGGATGTTCTGATAATGATACACTTGTATATACTGATATGGAAGAAGATCCATACATATATAGAGGAAAAAATAAAGAAGATAAGATATTTGATTACTATAAAACCAAGGCTGAACTTATAAGCAGCATTGGTCAGCTTAAATCAATGGTTCCAGTATTCCTTCGTCAGACAACAAAAGAATCTGTTGTGGATTCTAGCACTGGTGAAGTAACTGGTTATCAGTTAAGAAATCAAACAATAGCGCCATATACAATGGGTAGCTATGTATTTTTATCTAATGGTGATACTGTAGAAGAGGTTTGTTCTCAGATAAGTAAATTCCACAAGAGAAATACAATTGTAACAGTAAATTCAGACTTAGTAACATTAAAGACTTATACTGACTGGAATGAACATACTACAGTTGGTACTTTGATAGTTCCATTTACTGTTCCAGTAGATAACTTTTTTGAATATACATCTAATAGTACATCAAGTACAGATGAGATAGAGTCTGATTATATGGATGTATATATTGGTTCTACTTATATATCTCAAGATAGATATAAGATAAGAAAGAACTTTACATACGAGGGAAAGAAATATGATTATGTATTAGATTTCAGAGATGCATCAGATATAACAGATGACTATAATTCTGGTATAACTACTGATGGTTATTATGATAAATCAGATGCAGATCATACAAACGTATATAAATACGTTATTGAGGAAAATAGAAGTGTATATATTACATTTTACTATAACTCATATCCAGAAGTTGATTCTCCTATAATGAGATTGATTGATGGTCATGATATAATAAAAGAATCTATCCCTGTAGATAGATTAGAAGATGTATCAACAACATCAAAATCTACTGGTGAAACAACTTTGGTTACAGCAAGTGCTTTGAGAGAACTTAAAGAAGAATTTATAGATTCTCTTGAGCGTTTCACAGGAAATAATGTATTACATCTTGATTCTGAATCTGTTTCAGGTAAAGTATTAGATGTAGATCCATATTTCATATTTAAAGCAGTAGTTCCAACTGGTAAAGGATTAATCCTTAATAAGAGGTCTGGGTCTACTATATTCTTAAAGCTTGATAGAGCTTTAACAACTAATGCACAAGTATTATTGAGTGGTATCTATGATGATCAGAGTATGAGTACAACTTGGGGAGATACAATGCTTTATCCAATATATACTCCTGATGATGTTAGATATAATAATTATGATGGTACTAGTGAAGATGCAGATACAACTGTAACTGACTCCGAATCATATCCAGTTTCTGGTTATGAATTCAACAAAGGAGATATAGTTCAGCTTGTATATAATGATGTAAAGACTTCTGGTGAATCAACCGAAGGAAGATTTTACGTTAATAATGGCTCTAGGTATAGATTAGTAGAGATAAATGCAACTGCTACTAGAAACTTACCTATAGTAATAGATGAATCAGAGTATCCTTTGGATGAAACAAGTGATATTAATATATATCTTGCTTCGGATATAGGTACTAATGATAGTGTAATGAGTAATATAAGATGTCATCCTTCAGTAGAATATAGACATGGAGTAGATACTATATCAGTCAGAAAAGATGAAGATGTAAATGCTCTTGTTGAAGGGACAGATTATACTATAGATTATGAACATGGAATTATTAAAGTTTTAAATATCGGTAATTTAGAAACTCCAACATTCCATATTAAAGTAACATCAATACGAAGTGTAAGAGGGGTGATTTAATTGATCACTAGTGGACGTTTTTACAATGAAGATAAAATAACAGAAGCTGAATTATGCGATGGATTAAGAACAATAATCCATAAAGCAGATATAGCAACTAAACGTAGTACATATACTACACTTGATCCAGTAGTTTATGGTCCAGAAAATTATTCTACAGGAAATGTATTTGAAAAATACAGCTTGAATAATTCTATTACATTTGGATATAGACTCAACAAGGATGATATAAATACAGATATAACTAAAACATACTATAAGGTAGCTAATGAAACAGTAAGAAGTTTTTCTACATCAGATATTAAAACTAATGTAGATATGACTAAATTTGTTACAATTAGTGGTCCTTATGATTCTGATATTGAATTAAAAGTATCTATAACAGATAATATAGTTCAATATAAAGAAGAAACAGATTTGTGCGGTGGTATAACCAAAGAATATACTTTCCCAATACATTTCTATAATAAGGTATTTTTAACAAGTACTTCTGGTACTATTTCTAATTTGAATGATTCAACAGTTAGTTCTTTTAGTAGTACTTTAGTAGAAGACAAAGGATCTTTTAAATTAACAGTAGAACCAGCTAGTAGTACTTATAATATAATATTATGTACTCCTACAGCATGGGGAGATCCAGATATATCAGTAGGTGGCCTTACTGGCGGATTTATAAAATTAGATTCAACTATAAAAAGATCTATAGGAAGTAATTCAGTAGAATATAATGTATATAAATCTGTAGTAGCAGGTCTTGGTAAAACAACTATATATGTTGAATATAATTAAGGAGAGTGATTATATTGGCTAAAGGTATACAAGGTGGAGTTGATATAATTAATACTCTGCATCAGAAAAATGATTCTAATTTTTATATAGCTTATGCTTCTGATATATTATATGATACTGATGGTAGAACTAAGGATACTAGTATATTAGATACAATTGATAATATCAATAAAAAATCTCCTTATTCTATTAAAGTAACTATACAGAAATCAGCTTGGTCAAATACTAACAAATACGATATAGATTTAACCAAGTATTTAACAGAAACAATACTTAGAGATTCTACAGTAATTGTTACACCATTTGACAATAGTGAGCATAATGTAGAAATAGCTAAAGCTTGTATAGAAATATATAATAAAGGAACTACATTATATTTAATTCGTAATGGACAACAAATTACGTTCGATATGGATCTGACTATAACTGTAATCCCTGTAAATAGTAAGAATGTAATAACAACGACTACTACATAATTAAAAGAGGTGATTTACTTTGGATCTTATAATCGATGTAATAGCCAAATACTGGCTGCAATTTCTTTGTTCTTTGCTATCTGCATTGTTAATAAAGAGCTTTGCAGTCATAAAGAAACAGTTGAATGATTTTAAAACTCAACAAGATGCAATGAAGAATAGTGTTATAGGGCTTATCAAAGAGAGAATCAGTAGAGCACATACCTACTGGACTCAGAAAGGATATTGCCCAATAACAGCTCTTGAATCTATTGAACTCGTTTATAATCAGCTTAAGGAACTTGAAGATAGTGAAACATATGATAATCTCATTAGAGAATTAAGAAATATGAAGCATTATGAATCGACAAGACCACATGAGGAGGATGATTTAGATGGGTATTATAGTCAATAGAGAACCTAAGTTGTCTCCAGAACAGAGACAGCATATGCAGAAAAAACAGAAAGATTTTAAGAAACTTGAAAGGAAAGATCCTCAACATAATATTAAACAAAAGGCTGTTAAACAACCTCAGGTTGTGGTTCAGAATCAAGTTTCACAAACAAAAAAGAAATTTGAGTTTTCTAAAATACTTGCAGTTAATCTTATAGCATCATACTATGTAGGTGTAATTATAGGAGTAATTTCAGTTATTGTAGATAGTTCAAATATAAATTCACTACTTACATACATAGGGGGAGTGGTAGGTGTAGGACTGTCATTCTTTTTATGGAAGGCTAAAGCCGAAAATGTAGTGAAAATAAAGAAAGATTCTGGTATGGATATAACCCAAATACCAGAAGATCAAAATTTTAGTAATATTCAAGAGTTTTAAAGGAGGATTGATACTATGAATTTTGATATCACAAGTATTATTGAATTGGCAACATTGATTCTTACAGGTGTGGTCTGTACATATATCATACCATATCTCAAAGAAAAACATCTTGATTGGCTTGTTAAAACAGCAGTATCTGCTGCAGAACAGGTTATGAAAGATTCTACTGGTGCTGAAAAGAAAGAATATGTTATTAAATGGCTTAATAACCGTGGTGTAACATATGATTCAGACAAGATCGATGCAGTAATCGAATCTGCAGTATATGATATTAAAGCTGCCGAAACCAATAATAATTAAACTCTTAACCCAAGGATTCTATATCCTTGGGTTTTTGTTTTCATCAACATATCAGTAATGAAATAATTAAGGAGGGAATTAAAATGCTTTTTAAGACTAATATTCTTAATAATCTTAGTTCAAATAAAGTAACATCGTCTTTAGCTATGATGATATCTAAAGATAATTGGACTGAAGATCATACAAACAAAGTAGAAGTCGAAGGAACTGATTTATATTATTTCGATCAAGTTCAAGGATATATTGTTCCAGATAATTCTTCTTTAACAGAATATAATGATGCTGGAATATTTATAAATAAGTCTGGAGTTAATTATATAGAGTTCGGATGTAGTGAATCATATACTCCAGCAAATGACATAAGTATTGTATTGTACTACAATACAAATTTAATTACAACCTCAGGTACAGGATATCTTCCATTAACTGGAGGTACTGTTACTGGAAGAATTAATCTTAATTATGGTAGCGGTGCTAGTAATGATATAGGTCATATAAGAGGAAACTATATAGATAGTTCTTCAGGAAGTACAACCAATTATTGGCAGATAGATTTTACTGCAAATGGTAGATCTCAAATTTGTATAGATGATATAAATATCAAAAAAGTAAGTGATTATAATACTGGTTCAACAGGATATTTATATAGGTATTATCCAATAGGAATAAAAAATACATCAAGTCTTGGTTCTTATTTGTCACAAAATACATTATCTGTAAATAGTTATGCTATACATGTTATGTATAATGGCGGCGCATCAAATGGTACAAAAGATTTTAGTATGATTCCAGGTGGAACTGGTAGACTATATATAGGATATAGCACATTAGTTTTAGGAAATTCTATGACTGTAGCAAATAATAATTATGCTGGTTCTATAAGATTGTATAGAAATGGAACAGGTTATACAGATATTCTTACTACATATAGTACTAATACTAGTTCTAATTATGAAATATATCTTCCAAATAATAGTGGTACTATAGCATTAACATCAGATATCCCTGAAATAAATGGTGGATTGGGTCTTGAAGGTTCAGGTATATATGTACCAACTACTTCTGGAGAACAAGGATCTTTGCTTATGTCTAATGGAACTAGTGATGTTCCATCATGGACAGATAAATCTATATATATTGATAGTATTAATACATCAGATAGTAGTATAGATTTAAAACTTAATGGTAGTTTATATATTGGTAGTGGTTATGATAGAGATTTTGATCCTACTGTAACAATATCAGATGGTACTATTACTGCAGATCTTTATAGTGGTAAATATAAATTTATAAATTCATATGATTATTATGATGAATCATCTGATAAAGGAATATGTCTTCCTTTAGCATTTGGATATGATGGATATGTTGGAAAATTTGAAGATGACGAAGTTAGTATATATTATAAAAATGGTAGCAATACTGTAAATGGATTTGCTAAATTGATAATAGGTAATAATTATAAGCAGGGGACCAATTTCAATAGTGAAGGCTCTATAAGATTATATACTTCTTCTACAGGCAGTGTTAATATAGTTACATCACCTAGTGATGATAGTTATACTGTAACTTTACCATCAAATAGTGGTACATTAGCATTGGTATCAGATATTGAAACTATGAGTCCTAAAATAAATATAAATGGAGATTCAGAGTCTGATACTTCTGTAATATATAGCCCAATTGAATCTGGTACTAATGGGTCATTACTTAGATCTAATGGGAAAGACAAAGATCCAACATGGACCGATGATGCATTATATTTTAATAGTAGTAATTTAGTATCATTAAAAGATATACATATTGGAACAAAGAGCAGTGAATATTCTACTAATGGATATGATCCAAGTAATATATTATTAAAAACAGATGGATCCGGTGTTTTTAGGACTAGAGTGCTTACTAATAGATTAGAGTTTTATCCAGGAAATGCTGGTAATAATAATTATTTATACTATACAATTATACATGGACCAAATACACTTAATGATGGTTCTAATAATATATATCTTCCAACAGGAAATGGCACATTGGCATTAACCTCTGATATTTATACATATACTACAGTGGTTGGATGGTATAATAGTACTTCTAATTTAGCTGCTAGTAATGGATCAGTATCATTGAATTTGGTAAAAACTAAAGATAATAAAACTTATACTGTATCTTCTTATAAAATAATAAAGGGCACTAATGGTATTAATGTAACATCCGATTCTAATGGAACTATTATTATTGATGGTTCAGAAATCAATGGTTCTGGATCTGGTTCTGATACCACTGTTGAATCTAGTGCTATAAATTTTGCTTCTAGCTCTGATACTACATATTCTATTCCTCTTATTGATTATAGTTTGTCTGAGGGTACAGATACTATAGATACGATATATAGCTCTAAAGATAATGGTGATTTATCTTATGATAATTCTACTGGTACTTTAAATGTGAGTCAAATTAATACTACTTACATATCAGATGGTACAGACGATGGAAGTATCTCGGTAGGAAGTGTAATAAGTATTTATGCTAATGATATACAAATAAATAGTGATTATTATGGAGTTACCTTTAGCACTAATGCATATCATAATGGTGATATATACGCTACTTATATATATCCAAATGCTAGCTATTGTTTTGATAGTAGTACTACTTACATAAAAGATGTTACATTAGCTAATACTATAATACTTAGGCCAGGATGGCAAAGTAACGAAGATGATAATACAGTAATGTATTATATTAATTCTGATGATAGTACAGTTAAAAATAATAATAAAGATTATGTTTATTTAACTTTACCAACAAAAGATGGTAAATTGGCATTGGTAGATGATATTCCTAAAAAGATTAGTGATTTAACTAATGATGATATAGGTGATGATACACAACCTATATACATGAAGGATGGAGTATTAAAACCTATAAAATATTCTATAGGAGAAATTGTTAAATTGGATTATGAAGATAGCGAAGAACCTTATGCTATTTCTAATTCTGGTGATGGTGATAATGTATTAACAGAACGTGCTATATATTATGGCCTACCAACAATAAATGGAGCCCATGATTATACATCAGATACCAATATATATGCACCAACTTCAGGTGGTACTTCTGGATACTTCTTAACATCTAATGGCTCTTCAGTACCAACATGGTTTGATGGAGTATTTTATGAATCATCTAGTAGTAAAATTGTATTTAAAAAGTATTTAGAAGGTAGATATACTAATAATAGTACTACAAGTACCACATGGAAAATAGATACTTCAAACGGAGATGCTATATTTTCATCTTTATATCTAAATTCACAATCAAATCAGGCACGTATTAGTTATTTAGGATCTTCAAATATTAATTTGACAGTACCTGAAAATAGTGGTACTATAGCTTTAACTTCTGATATATCAAAAGCCATATCAAATATAAAATATACAATGCCAATAGAATTTTCTCTTGATAAAACAATAAAACTTGGTAGTAATAATTCAGGAATATTAATGCATGATATTGATGATGTATATGGATTTTTATTTCAAACTAATAATTCTAATAAAGGAACAGATTATACAGAAACTATATTAAAATTTGGTGATGAATGGTCAAAGGATGATACTGATGGTAGTGATGAATATGTTGATTGGAATGGTTATTTTAATTTCACTACTAGAAATGCAAAAGTGTCTATTACAGGCAATGATACAAGCGGATCAATACAATTAAATGCACAAAAGGCATCTACAACTGGTGCTAGTATTAAATTAGATGGACTTAATGGTAGAGTTAGTGTAACAGGAAAACTTGATGTAAGCAATTCCACTGTAATAGGAAAACTTACTTTACAAGGTGTTAGCTCAGCTACAAAAATATCATCAGACACATCAGTATACTCTATAGGTAGAGTAAATGTAATGAGTTCTGGTAATGCTGTTCCAAATGGATTAGCAGAAGGCGATATACTTATGGTATATGAATAATTTTTAATAATTTAGACCAATGGTAACATCCATTGGTCTATTGTTTTTAAATAACTCAAACATCTAAGTAATTAAATAAAAGGAGGAAAATCTTATGTCAGAATTATCAAATGTCGTAAAAAAGATTAATGATGTATCAGATAAATTAACAGAAATAGCGTCTGAAATAGATTCCCATAAGAATGACACTATGAGTCATTATGAGCCAGAAAAATATAATGATATTAATAATAGAGTATCAAATATAGAATCCACTGTAGGAAACATAGATTCGTCTACATTAATAGCTTTAGCTGATTTATCAAAGTCAGATATTAATAAGCTTATTAAATTATCAAAATCAATAGACTCTATAAATAATATGGTAAAGTATCAGTACATATTGTTTGATTATATACTTAATAAAACTTCTGCTCCTCAGAATATAAAGGATATAATTGAATTAATCAAATCAAATAATGGAGATGATACTAGTGAAGATACTAATAGCGATACTGTTGATTCCGTATCTAACAGCAATGTAACTAACGAAGTTATATCTACTATAAATGCTTATGATATTATTCAAAATTCTAAATATAGATTTGTTACTACAGATCAGATAGAATCTTGGGATAAAACAAAGAGGGATTTAGAAGCATTAAAGTGTAGAATTAACTTTACTGAGAATACTTCAATCATAAACTTAAAAGATATTCCTGTGGCTGATGAGAACAATGATGGTATTATAACATCTCAGATGTATAAAGATATTATAGATATCGAAGTTCCACAACCTGATTGGAATGTCAAAGACGAGAAAGATATAAATTATATTAAGAATAAACCAACTACACTTCCAGCTAAAGGTGGAAATGCAGATACAGTTGGTGGTTATACTATAAATAAGATATTCACTAGAAATAAATTAAGATATACTGTAGGATATAGGTCTGATGGTATATATGATTATTTCTTAGAAGATGACTCTATAATAGATATTCTTAAAGATATCCATAGTAGAGTATTATCACAATCAAGTCCTAATATAGTAGAATTCCCTTCAATGGTAGTAGATATAGTATCAGATGAAGATTTGGTATTAGAAGATTTAGACCTCAGAGGAAATAATACTATAGTTAAAATAAGAGCAAAGTCTGTATCTTTTAGTAGATGTAATATATCAGGTATCACATTCAATGGTATATCTGGAAATAGTATTATCATATTGGATAACAATACTATACTTAATTCTACTTTTGAAGATATCAATTTTATTATCTCTGGAAGTAATAATATGATTACTCATAACAAGTTTAATTCCTCAAATGGTATTACTATCTCAGGATCAAAGAAAATTTTATGTAAGTTCAATACTATATCTTATAATACAATGACTAATGGTTCATTGCTTATAGATGGATCTACAATGAATATAACTAAGAACAACATACAGTTTAATACTTTTGATAATGATATCATAATCAAAGGAAGACTTGTTAAATATAATACATTTATATCAAATCTCTATAAAGATGATTGTACTATTAAAGTCCAAGGAGGAGTTGATAACTTCTTCATGGAACCATCTTTAGATAATATAGTATTCTCATCTAATACTTTAGCAACAAATAATGAAACAGGATCTACTTCAAAGAAGGTAGGATAATTTGTAATAGGAGGTATAATTTATGGAAATAAAAGATATTCTATTAATATTTTTTATTATAGTTTCACTTGATGTAGTTGCTATTGCAATTAGCATAACAGCTGCAGTAGTATCATATAAAACATATGTAAAGACATTTAAGTCAACTATAACTGATAGTAAGCAGAGTATAGAAAAAATAATGAAGTATGATTGGGTATCAGATAATATAGATACTATTATATCTAATAATTCTTCTGAATCTAATGATGTAATTATAGATAAAGTAATATATTTCTTATATGAATCTGGTCTTACTAATGGTAATATAGAAAATTCTTCTAAAGAATATATAAGAATGACTGTATTGAACAGACTAAACAAAATGAGAAAAAAAGAAATGGTTAAGTTTAAAGATATTAAGAAAGAATCAATATCAAATAAACTCAATATAGATATAAACAAAGATATTGTAACTAGTTCTGATGGTGGAGTTCATATGACAAATATGTTTGATACCGATCTTTCAAATTTCGACAATACTCAATACGAGGAATAAAATAGAAGGAAGAGTCTTAATTGACTCTTCCTTCATACATTTTCTTTGCAGATATTAATTGATCATTAATATACTGAAGATTTGCATAAATAAATATATTTGTTATATATGATGTAACAGGTTCTTCTACATGTATTATTAGATTCTTATAATCTACACTTATATGCTTTCTTTCTCCATCATTGTATATTCTGAAGTTCAAGAATATAGCCGGAGACAGTCCTGTAGCTATAGTATATTCTATAAGCTGCTCTAAATCGCTTCCCTTAAACAATTCACTTAAATCGATATCGATTGGTTTATCAATAGTATCTTCTTCATATTCAGTCTGAAGATATTGATTCCAACCGTGCTCATCAACATTATCTATTGTAGGAAGTTTAATAGAATTAAATACATAAGCACTTTCATTATTCTCTATAAGACCACCACGTTCTATTATAAGATGCTCATTTCTAGAATGATATACATAGAACTTCGGTGCCATCATATTAGCATTTACAGTAAGTTCTAGACCAAAATCTTTTGTCATTTGATCTACTCTTGTACCGTCATCTATACTAATATCACCAGGAATATTTAAATGCATATTTGTATCTACAACTCTTACAAAGAACTCATTCTTACCATTAATACATCTATATTTATACATGAATGGTAATAAAGAATTCTGATTAAGATAATTAATAAATGGTATTATATTATCTATCTTTTCTTCATCTTCATTTATAGTAAAACCTACATCTGAAGCTAATTGCATCATAAGATTATATGGTATATGCATATCCATATCAAAGTTAAGATTCTCTGTTGCGCCTGCACGACAAGCAAGCTGTAAATATCTAAATAAATCTAACTGTTTAGCTTTTGTAGATACTTTAATCTTAAAGTTTACAGATACAGACATTTCTTCACAAGATACTGAAATAAATGCATTATGCTTATTATCTTTAAAGAATGCTCTATCTAATAAACCATTGTACATATTAATATTCATGCCATATTGATAAAGATATACATTATCTCTATTATAAGACATATCTATACTAGGCGTTATATACAATGCAGGAGACTTTCTCTGCAATATTGTAACTTTATCATATCTTCTTAACTGGTCCATTATATTTGATCCTTCCATCTGAACAGATGTAAAGAAATCATCTTTAAATTTTGCTAAGAACCATTTCTTAATAACTTCTACACATATTGAATATGAGTGTATGAATGAAGGAATTATTAATGAATGATAAGGTATCTCTATTTTATCAGTAGTAATACTATGTATCTTTCTGATTTTCATATTTTAATCCTCCTTTACAAAAAATAAACCATTACCGATATGTTGACCGGTAATGGTTTTAAAATTTCTTTACAATGGCTTCTTATAATATCTATCACAATTATGAACATCTTCATATTCTTCATAAAGTTCATTTACGTCAAATATTGATTCGTACTCTTCATTAGAATCCTTTACGATAAAATAATTACCATATACTGGATGATAATATTCATTCTTAGAACCATTATCATTCGTTGCTTTAAAATAGCAAAATACTAAACCCATATAATCTGGTGGGTCTATACCTACACATTGCACTGTATCAACTTCTTCTGAAATATTATCTACATACATGTATATACCGCCTATTTTAATCATTCTATTATCTCCTCGTTATCTGAGTTGCCTATATAACTAAATACTACATCATGTAAACTTGGTTCATTAAGATTTATTAAGTTATGTTCTTTAAGTATACATTTATCTTCCATATCAAGATCAAAATCATATAAGTACTTCAGAGGAACAACGAATTGTATATGTATATCGTTGTAATCCTCTGGATTCTTACACTTATCAAATAATGAATATTTAAGATCTAATATAGTTTCAACTATATCTAAACACGCCTCTTTAAATCTTTCTTCATCAACAAGATCAATGTTGTATAAACTCATATAGTTACTTATTGTTTTATGTGTAAAAGTTATAACGATGTTAAATACATCTCCTTTGAATCCTATATCTACATCTGCTGGATACAACTCAAAGGCTAATTCATTTTGAACATCCTTTATACTTTTTCCTTTTTTGCCAGTAATCACTCCCCATATAGTTTCAAATATTTCTGTTTTCACATATATAAGTGAAATTACGAATGAGAATACTACTGCAAATATAAGCATCTTAATTAATATCATCTGTAACTTCCTCCTGAATTTCTTCTTCTGATGTACTTTCTTCACATTGAACTTCTTCAAATTCCACTGCTTCGGATATATAATCAATATCTATAGGTCTAAATAATTCATGTAAAGATTTCTTTTTTGAATCTACATCTATCTGATATATCCATTGTGGAGTCATAAAAGTTGCTCTAATTGGTTTGATTTCTTCGCCTTCTTCAAAATTCTTTCCACTATTAAAGTATTTAGGCATATGATCTCCTACATCTTCACATATTGATTTACAAAAATCTACAAAATCATCTTCATGAAATAAATCAAGATTGAACATAGACTTTGCAAAGTGACAAACTTCTGGAGTTATTATACACTCTAGTATATAATGATCATTTGTTCCTTGATAAAAGAACAATATTGGACTAGGATTTTTGTTCTTATTATTTTTTGATAAAACCATACTTTTTATTACACTGAATGATTCTATTACAATATAAACTAAAATCGCAAGTCCGGCTGCAGTTAAGATTTGATCGAATGTAATTGTCATGATATTGGTTGAACTCCTTTTAAGTATTTTATTTGGTTTAATTCTTCCTGAGTATAACTATCAATACCCAGTCTTCGTAATGTATTACAGTTAACGATAGTATCTTTGGCATGATTCAATCTATTATCAAATCTACCATCATTAGTTGATATATACATAGTGTTTCGTGGATTAAATGTTTTCTCACAAGCAGCAATCATCTCTTTGTTTATGAGAAACATTATATTCAAAGTATCACCGTCAAAATCGGCAGCAAGAAATGGTAATACCTGTAATGGTATTGACATTGTATCATTATCATTAATACCTATACAATACATCTGCATTATGCTGCCAAAATTTATTGTTGGATTTCTATTAATCAATACAGGAATACCTACTTCATGTTCGTGTATGATATTCTGAATGATATTGTAAATAGTTTCATCCTTAACTCTTGTAGCCCTACTCCATTTCTTATATGCATCATGATAAGACATAGCATAAGTCTTCTTCAAGATATTTACTATAACCTGTTCTAATAATTGAACAAGTCCTCTATATGGTAATCTTACACAATCACATCTTAATTCAGGACCTGGAACAATTACAGATCTTGATGTGAAGTTACAACGACCACCAACAGATGTTCTAATAACACCTTTCTTTTGTGCCAAGATTTTCTGTATTTCTAATGACAACTTATTATAGTTAGTCTGAATGTCGTACAGAAGTTGATTCTTTGGCTTTGATTTTCTGTTGATTCCTAAAGTATCTTTGTTAACTACATGAACTAACTTAGCCATGATATTATAATACTTATTACAGCCTTCGAATGCGAATACACCATTATCAATTCGATATGGTCTTAAATGAGTAGTGAATACAGGAATACCACTAATAAAGACAAGATCTCTATTAGACTTACCAGCATAATCATTATACTCATATATAGCATCATACTTTTCTTTCTTTGCTGGATATTTGGAAAGATAGTATTTCATAATCTCATCGAACTTTTCTTCGAATTCTATTATACCAATTCCACTATAAGGATTAGAATCAAGTTTATCTTTTCTCTTCTTAGAGAAACCATTGATATCCTTTTCATCCCTTATACACAATATATTGTCAAGGTTTTCTGCACCGACAAATGATTGTATTAATAAGAATAAACTAGGATGAATAATATGACCACTCGTAAGTCTCATCCATCCCCATATATCGAAATTATCTCCGACATACTTTACTTTACTTTTACATAAAGGACATGTATGCCCTTTATATATGGCTCCTTTAATATGACCACATACGCAACTATACTTCTCAATATAAGGTACCAAGTCCATAATTGTCGTACCAAATTTTGATGAGTATATAGAGTTTTCACTCTTATTGTCTTTCTTTGTTCCCTGAGGTTCCGATATTTCAAAACCCTTTCCATAAAGAAAATCATTGTTCATTTCTTTATCCATATCTATTCTGACGATCGATGTTCTATACTCATATTGATCATCGTCAGGAAGCATTTCGTTTTTGTCCACATATGGATTAATTTTAAGTTCCATTTATGTTTCCTCCTTTATTGTATTTAATTAGTTATAAGTTTTGAATCTTGTAATAATTCACACCTAACTATTTCATGTTTATAATATATAAGAAAAAACTATATTAGACAAAAGATATCCCTAGGAATCTATGTTCCTAGGGATGATTTTAAGAGAAATTAATATCATTATAATGAGACCAACTTAATATCTCGTTTCTCATGTTTAGTAAATTATTATCATCAGTTTTATCTCCATCGTTAATAGCTTTATCCAAATATGTAATTATCTTTAAGGCTATCTCCTTGGTTATTCCAAGCTTGTAAGTTTTTAAAAATTGATACCAATTTCCAAAGCACATACTAGGGGATATGTATAACTGATTACTAGTATTATGGTACATTTGATGTGGAGTTTTAGAAAGCATTACAAGTTGAACATGATGCTTAATATGCTCCAACTTAGTCAGCTGTACAACTCTAAATGTATTAACACAATATCCTGAATTTAGCATATGCTCTGTTATAATAAAAATTATATCAAATAACGTAAGCATGTTATGATGCATTTCGATACTAGCCATTTCTGAAGATATATTACCATGTATTTGGCAATGGTCTAATCCAATAGAATATAAAAATGATTTATAGTTTGTATAAGTTTTACTATGTCTGAAACGGGATTCACAGTTTATTATAAATCTTCGATAAACATCTGCATCTGATAATGTTTCTCTTGTTTGCATAAAAGGTAATTGAATAAAAGTGTTTGGTGATACTATTATGGGGTTGACGTCATTATCCATGCTATAAATATCAGCATAACCATAACAGTTCACATTCTCATTAGCATCCACTGCCATTACCTCCTTTTACTATAATGTTCCTGAAGAAAAGATGTTAAATATTCATTTTATTTCTTCTTTTTATATTCATCATAGTATGATAAATTAATATCTATTCCATTAAATCCTGGGGTGGATTCATATTCAGATTTAAATCGATACAAACCATTGTTATGCTGTTCTGATTCTTCCGGATCTGGCTTTAGCCATTTATATATGAAATCTTTGATTTTGTATATTTCGATATCATTTAAACTAAACATAACACGCAATTCGCCAATGTGTGGTATATCCATAATGGCAACAACGTCAGTTCTAATAATACTATCATCACTACCATGACCGCATACTTCATTTAATACTTCTTCAATAGATATATTATTATGCATTTGCTCATCAAACATAATATGTTTAGGATCATCATTTAAATTTTTTTCTTTTAATCTACTAAGTCCATTTATAAGTGCATATGAGCATATTGTATCTTTATCTATAATAGTTTCCATAATTATTCCCTCCGATATGTTAATTTCATCTTTATACCTCGATGGTGATCAGAATTACTAAAATACTCCTTACTTTTAGTTTCAATAGTATCTAAATCTTCTCCTTCAAGTAACATTGAAAAATTTGTTAATGACTCATACATAAAACGTCTAGCATCATTATTTATTCTAATATAATTCGCATTTACGGAATAACGCATATTTATTTTTCCTAATGATTCTATATCCATATCTATATCAGCTCCAGCTACCATATAACCACTATAATTATCAAATTTATTATTGAATCGTGGGAATACGATATTTGATATTTCTTCAATAGATATATTATTATACTCTTGATTTCTCAATCTGATAGGATCCCCTGCCGTACTAGCATTCATCAAATTAGTAATATATAAAAAATTTGCTCTATTTATTTTTACATACGAGCATGTTGTATCTTTATCTATCACCATAATATAATACCTCCTTTTTATTAGCATTTAATTAGTAGTTATTATTAATAATTTGACAAAAAATAAAGAGTGAGGACTAATCCCCACTCTAAATCTGTTAACTTTGTTTAACTGTATATCTATTGATTGTTCCAACATTTTTTAAATAACGTGCTAACTTTGTTTACATTTATCGGCATATCCATCCATAATACCTTATCCATATTATTTTTTTTATCATGATATTCCATGCGCATAAAAAATGACCATACTTGATCTTCTGAGCATATATCAAATATATGCTTTTCATATTTACCATGTTCATTTTTAGCCTTTTGATATTGCTCATCATTAGAGATACTATTTAAATTTTCTTTTAAAAATTTTATGATATCATCCTTAACAAAATAACCAGACTGATTAAATCTTGGTATTAGACTAATAAAAATAATAGTATTCTCCGCTCTAATATGGATATTTGGCATAATTCTATTATCTTCAATATCATCCAGTATATCTTCAATAGAACTTATAATATCATCTTCTGAATGTATTGTTGTTTGTATCTTGTAGTGCATCAAAGAAATATTATAGCTAACTATTATTTTTATTTTTTCTCCTTCGTTTTCTATTAACTTTAAGTTACTCATATTATCAATCCTCCTGACAAATTAATCATTATTTAAGTAAAAATAAAAGGGAGCCGAAGCCCCCTATTTGTTATGCAATTTCTGCACCATTGATTCTAATAGTAGTAGTTATCTCGCAGTTGTTGTTGAATATTTTTTCTGAGTGAAACTTTGTTGTGCTCTTTTTATTCATAACACAATCTACTACTGTTTCTGAATTTAACTGGGATTCAAGAATTCTTTCGATCTCATTTCCAGCTATGTCATTATTTACATATTCATTTGTATTGAATGTTATAGAAATACTGGAATAAGAGCATACTGATATAGTAATCATAACAGTACCCTTTATATATTTACCAGCATGGTCAAGTGTCTTAAGAGTTGATTCTAACTCTTCTACAGATGATGATTCAAACCACTTAGTTCTTTTTACTGATGATGACTTTATAAAGTCATCAGTTATTTCTACATCCATGTTTAAAAAAGTTTTAATAATATTATCAGCCATAATTGTTTACCTCCAGACTTATCTTCTAACTTCTATTTCCATGTACATACCATCAGTGATTACAGACCTGTATACAGGCTTAGTTCTATCGTTAAGAATATGATCATCGATCTCATTCATACATCTTTTTATAGCTGAATCAAGTGTATTTTTACTTAAATTATTTGAGTGCATAAATATTCTCACGATTTCGCCATTGGCGAGTTTTCCATTAATTGTAAAAACGCCAGAATCTATACTATCGGATTCTCCCATAAAAATATCTTCATTTATTATATCAAAGATATTTTTATAATTGTTCAGTTCGATGAGTTTATTATTTGTGCAATAGCATCCCTGAAAATCATTTAATACAATATCGGTTTTTATAACTGGATCAAAGATATATCTGGGATTACTATAAGCAATACTATCTGGGTCTGGTTTACAACCATCAGGACTTACATTTTTTTCTTCTATTACAGAAGCTTTGATGGTTTCTTTGAAAGTATCCTTGATAGTCTTTCCAAGATCCTCAACCGTGATATCTTTGCAACTAATGTTGATACCACACTCAACATTTTCAAACTTGTAAGAGGTTTGACGTTTCTTGCTTTCTCCGTTTTCCTCTTTTAACATTGTTTTAACCACGTTACCATTAAACTTTACACTTATTTCAATTGCACCGTTGATCTTTCTTGTTGTGTTATCTGTCATAATATTACCTCACTTATTATAGTGGCTCTTGGTCTTAGATTTTATTATTAGTATAACCTCCACCACTGTTGTTTATCTGTATATATTACTTATCCATACCTAGGAACATAGTAATTATACTATATGACAATACTATATAAGATACAT